AAGAACCAGGTATTCTACCTTTACAACGTTGGTGGCGGTGGCGCAATCACAGACCCAGTTGCAAATGGTTTGACATTGAACTTTGCATAAGTGAAATTAAAATCATAATTTATAAAATGCAGTCAGAAATGGCTGCATTTTTCATGTCATTTAAAATATTTATATATAAAATAGTTTGTAATTTATGGACAAGAATTTTGAGAGTGTATTATTCTTACGTAATAAGAATTTATTTGCAAACCATTCTGAAGCTGAATCTCAGATAAACGCAAATGGAAGCAAGGCAAATGATGGTGAAGCAATATTGGCTCGTTATCGTTCTAGTGGCGACAAGGTTAGAACAATAGTGGGCTATAAGTATGCTTTAAATGGTGAGGAATCATTAACGGTGTTTGATAACGAAAGGATGGAATCATTAATATCTGAAAAGGCAGATAAGAGTGAGATTCCTGATGTGTCAAATTATATTGATGGTGTTGAATATGAGAGTGATGGTGTAAATCATTCCATAGTGTTTTATCATGGCACAACATACATTGACTCAATTGATGCTACTCCTTTTTTAAAAGATGGCATGATAAGTGATGTAAGGGTTGAGGATGGAAACCTTATTATTGATTTCAACACTGATAGCGGCATAGAAGATATTTACATTCCATTAACTGAAATATTCGGCCCTCAGTTATATTATAATAAAACTGAAGTTGATGCATTGCTGAAAGAGAAGGAAGATGAGATTTACAATTTGAAGAAGATTGTTGGCGATATTGGTGGAAACGTAACGTATAATCTTCCAGGTGAAGGAAAATCTTTTAATACCCTTATGAATAACAATGGTACTGTTAAGTTAAGTGAAGATGTTGTAAGTGGAAGGTTCGGACCTGGTGTTATGGCATCAAATTCTGTTAAGCTTAATATTAATGGTCATAACTTAACAATAAGTGGTTTAACAACGAGTTCAACGCAGCCTGCTATAATGTCAAGAGGAACGCAGAATATCACAATAGGTGGTAAAGGTATTATAGATGCAGGACAAGGTGTTTGTATTGAAGCAAATGGTAAGGATTCTGTAATTAATCTCACAGGTTCAACAACCACATATCAAACCGATAGAAGTGGCGGTGAATTAGTTTATTGTTATTCTGGGACTATTAACATTTCCAACGGTACGTTTAAGAATAATGGCTCTCAATATCTTTTGAATTGTTATGACGCAAATTATAAGAATGGAACAGCTAAAATAATTGTAACAGGAGGTAAGTTCTATGACTTCAACCCAAGTGATAATACGGCAGAAGGAGAACATACAAGTTTCTTGGCTGAAGGCTACCACGTTGAAGTATCAACAGTAGTGGAAGATGACGCAGAGCATACCGTATATACGGTTAAGAAGGATTAAAATATAAAAAATGGGTGAGAGTTTATCTCACCCATTTAAGTTATTTATTAATTGAATTATAAGTGTTCATTGAAATTAAAACAACTTGTGCTTCCCTTAATTCATCAAGTGTTCTTGAATTTGTATAACTCATTGCAGACCTTAAATAATCTGTCATATTTTCAACCCAAGTTTTCATTGTATATGTTACCGGAATTAATTTCTCAATCCCTTCGCTTGTATGAACCTTTTTGCCTTTCATTGCAATCTGTCCGGCCTTTGAAGCCATACCATAGAATTTGGCATATATCTCGCCAATGTTTTTTGTTTCTTTTTCAACATTTCTTCCGCCTTTAGCCAAGTGTTTTATAAATTCATCAGTGTATTCTCCTGTCCATAAGCCGTTTTCGAATTTAAGGTTTTCATAATTTTCAATTGGAAATCTTAAGTTAATCTTTTTATCTGTCGTTCCTCTATCCATTAATTTAACAGCAGCAGATTCCATCATTCTTGAAAACACACTACCAACCATAACGTAATCAGCACCTAATGCTAAAGCTTTTATAACGTCTGAATAATTTCTTATTCCGCCATCAGCAATAATTTTGGTGAGTTTTGACTTATCGGCACCTCTTTCAATAAATTCCTTCTTAATCTCAGCAATTTCTGAAATAAGTGAAGCGATTGGGTATCCTATCGCCGTATTGCTTGATGTTATGCACCCTGCACCTGTTCCAACTGAACACCTTACATAGTCTACTTGGCTTTCAACGCAAGCCCTATACGTTTCTGGGTTTGCAATGTTTCCAACCATTATAATTAGCGAATTTCCAAATATACCCTTTGCTGCTCTAACTGATTGATATAGTTTTGCTACATGTCCATTTGCAATATCAATTAGTATATGTAATGGATATACATATTTTTTCGAATCAACTGATTTTGTAAAATTATTTTCAAACTCATCCAATGAAAACGCTGCCCACCTTCCAATTTCAACAAATTTTAGTCTATCATTTAAAGTTTCTGTTCTTGGCAATATTGGTATAATTTTATTTTCCAAAAATAGTTCGAAGTTATCAATATTAACAACGCTATCCATAGGTGCAGTAAATAATGGTAGCATTCCACTTTCGTCATAAGGATTACATTCTGCTCTATGTTCTATTGTTGATAATATGGCCGGCTTGACCATAATATCATTATAACTATATTTCATCAAATTTTCTTTTATTTTTCCCATAACTTTATACATTTAAGAACCAGTAGAACCAAAACCATTTTCTCCCCTTTCTGTTTTTGACAATTCTTGTCTTTCGTTCAACTTAACATTTGGGTAAGGTAACGCAACCATTTGTGCTACTCTATCGCCAACTTTGTAAGGTGCAAATAACATTGGATTATTCATCGCTTCCATCCATGCACCTACGCTTTCTTTTGTTGCTTCCTCTACGCTTTTACCTTCTTCAATAGCTTTCCAAAATGTTATCATTCTGCCTTCAAAAGCATACTGCCTTAATGATGTTCTATTTTTGAAACAAAGCATTATTTCTCCACGATAAATTGCTGAATCATCAATTCCTACATGGTTTGCTAAATATGCTTCTGTTTTTCTGTTAGAACTTCTTGGAAATAAGAAAATTCCATAATGTTTATCAGTTTCAAATGTTAATCCTGTATGATAAACGTAACAATCATTTTTAGAATCGTACTCTACGTCAATTGCTGTCAAATCCATTCCAACATCACCATCATGAGCATATGTTGGTATTACAGCCTTTTCATCAAGTTTTTTAAACTTAATATCTAATGGGATTATTCCAATTGCTTCCTTAGCATACGTAATAAAATCTTTTCTATCGTCTAATGCTTCTCTTTCTTCGCCATCTATTGTTGGTGTTATTTTTGTGATGATATGTTTTGTTAATTTTTCGTCATCATTTTTAGATTTATCAGACATTTCGTTTAAATTATTGATTTTTCTGAAAATATCATTCACTGTTTCTTTTTTATATGCTGCCATTATTCTGTTGTTTCTTTTGGTGTGTTATTTGCTTCAAGGTAAACCATTTCATTGGCTTGCCTTACAATTGATGCCATTAGGCTTGAGTGCCATCTTGCTTGGTCATCACTTAAATCCCTGTCATTAACAGTCATTGCTTCTGCTTCTTCTGCTGTGAATAATATTCCACAATTGGTTGCCATTATAAGTGAATGTAAGCCTGTTCTGATTGACGGTTGATTTGCTGCATATTTGTAAATTATGCCACGATTTTTAATTTCCCATTCATTGTCATTCTTTTCCAATCTTATTGCCTTTGCAATTTGATGTAATAAACATACTTTTACAAGCGAATTTTTATCTACCTGTATCTCTTTTTGAAACATTTCATTGATTTTAATGGCATACGGGGTAAGTTTATAAAGAATTGTGTTTATTAATGCGCCATCAAACGCTAACCCATTGGAATCATTGTTGCTAAATGTGGCTTCGGCTATCTTTTCTCCAAATTTTTCAGCCAATTTATCAGTTTCAATTCCAAGTTGATTTAACTTTTTCAAATAAAGTTCATAGTTTTTTAATTTATCTACCATAATTGTATTTTTTAAAAATAAAACATAATATTTTCAATACAAATATACAAAAAAAATTAATAAAAAATAAAAAAAAGAGCAATTTTTTAAAAAAACCACTCTTTTTTGAAAATATCTTAACTATGAACAGATTTATCTACCAATTTTCTGTAAAGTTCAACCCTGTCTTTGCAAACCTTTTCCATCGAATACTCTTTTACGATATAATCATGCATATTCTTTTGTAATTTTTTAACCATGTCAGGATTTTCTGCAAGTTTTGTGATATATTTTGTCCAATCTTTATGATTTTTGCTTGAATTTACCAATAAACAGTTACCATTTTCGTTTATTTTACCTCCAAATTCAATCATCGGAACAGAACCTATTGTATACGCTCCGAAATTTTGCGCAATTACAGCAGTATTGGTAAATCCGGCCTCAACAAACTTCAATTCACTCTTTACTTTATTGAATTCGTTCTCCTTCAATGGGCATAGAAGCACATCAACATTCTCATAGTGCGTTGCATATTTGCTAATATCCCTTGTCCACATTCTTCTATACCTTTCATTTACAAATGGGTCATCAACCCCCTTCATAAACTTTGATAAGAAATCCTTATGTTCATCAGAAAGAGTTTTATAATTACCTGTTATAATTTTTTCATATGTATACCATACACTTTCTTCAGGTTTAATTGGTCTTTGCGTTTTTTCTCCAGTCTGTTGATTATATGTTGTAATTGTACCATTTGTATCAAATCCGCATAAGACAATTTGTACGTTACTTGGCGTTCTGCTTATCAAATCCCCCAATAATTCAATGTCTTTCAAGTGAGAAGAACCACAAATAAGGCCAACCCTTAACATGTCAGACTTTGTTTTTGTTTGAATATACTGTTTTTCTGTTGGGTCAATTGCATTTGGAAATACAAATACGTTTTTATTGTGCTTTTTCAATACGTCAGCAAATATTGGAGTTGTTGTTGTAACACAATCTGCCAATTTTAAGTGTTCTATAATAGGCTCATGCCACCTTTCTTTCTTTGCCGTTAATGACATTGGGTGGTCATTTCCCAATAAATAATGGTCATCAATATCCAATATTACAGGAATTCCAAGAAACTTAATCATCTTCATTATTTCACAATTTCTATCCAACTGTTTATGAATATGAATCAAATCATATTGTGATAAATAAGTGTCAAGATTTTCCTTTGGCAAATGGTATACAATATCAACATCAAATTCATCAGGATAATGCTCTTGAATATAAGTATGAGGCGCTACTGACCTAAAAAGGCCACAGCCATGTGTGTCACTAGGCACAACTAACATCTTTATTTTTTTGTTCATAATTAATTATTTCATTTATTAAATTATTTTTTTAGTTAAAAACTTTTTCGCTTAAAAATTCAGTGCGACCGTGTTCTCTGTCATAATATAGCAATTTAACATTATTGCTTTTACAAAGTATAAGTTTTTTTTCGTCTCGGTAAATACTTTCTTTAAAAGTTTTTTTATGCGCAAATAAAAAAGGTGAGTTAACTACTCACCTTTTACGTTTTTCACAAATTGCAATTTGCCTTCGAATAGATTTCCATTTTTAGTTACTATTGCAATTTTTTTATCTGTTATTTGTATTGCGTTTATTTCATCCAAATTTGTTACTGATTTGTTTTCAGTTAACATTTTCTTACCAAGGGCATTTACATATTTCTTAACAGAAGATTCCACAATTGCCTTAATCATTTCATAATCAACCTTTGCTGTTGATTGTGGTTGTTGCGTAGCATAGCTTTCTTGTTGCGGCTGCAAATTATCTCCCGTTATTCCCATTTTATCCAATACTGACATATTGGGGTCAAATACGCTTTGGTCTATGTAGTTATTGCTGAACGATTCAAGAATTTCTTTTGGTAGGTTTTTATTAACTTGCATTGGGGCTTGTGAAACTGCCATAGAAGGTTGTGCTTGTCTATTTTCAGAATATTGTTTCATTCTATTATCCATCGCAGCGTATAATCTTTCCTCACTATTATCATCAGAATAATTTTCATTTATTCTACTGATAGACGTTCCATTTGAACCATATGAAGGGGCTATATTTTCGAAACCGGTAATAGCAGGAGCTGAAGAGCCTTTTAAACTTCTATAGGTTCTTTCCCTGTCCATTTGACGCTCTTTGATAATTGCACTATCAGCCTGTGCATCGCTATGAATCATTTTTCGAGCTTTATTTTTAATTTGCTCAAATTTATTGGCATCAATTCCCATTATTGTTTATTTTTTTCTTTATCATCATTAGTTTTAGTGTTTATTGGACCTTGCTGCATTTGCTGAGGTTTTTTAACACTGTTTTGTAACATTGCATCATTTTGTTGTTGTTTTTCTGCTTCTGCTTTTGTCCAAACATCATCATTGAATCTATCAATTTCATTTTCAGTATCCTGAATGTTTTTAGCATATTGAGCATATTTTTTACTATTTGGCTGTGACGTGAACACATTTTTCTTCCTTTGCTGATTTGCAAATGGAATTGGACCTTGTGTATTTTTGGAATTAACCTTTGGTGCGTTTTTAACAAAATCCCTTTGTGCTTTCACAAATGCCAACGTGTCATCTAAACTATTACCAAATTTAGCCTGTACATATACCTTTGACATTGAGCCATCGCCATTCTCATTATAATCTTCAGTATTATAACCTTGCATTGGCGGCGGCATATTAAATGTTTGTTTTCTTGGATGCCATGACGTTATTCTATCTAATCTAAACGTTTTCCAATGAGGTTGTCCCCGATAGCTATCTCCTTCCATTTGAAAGGCTCTTAGAACCTCATTTCCTGCCATAGATAGGCCATAAGCATATGGTTGAATCAAACGCCTACCAACAGCGTGTCCTTCTTCATCAACATAATTAATATCAACATAATTATGATTGTTTATAACGGACACAACTTCGTTTGACCCAACCGATTCATTTAAAACCTTATTTAATATGTCAGATAGGTTTAATGTCATGTTTTAATTATAAGTGTTTAAATGTTTGACCAATATAATACTGACCTTGGGCGACATTTTCGGCCGTGTTAATTAGTTCTGCTCCATATTGATTTTCTGGGTTATACAAAGAACGTGCCATACTTCTTTCACGTCCTCCAATTCCTTCACGCCCTTTAATATCATATTCTCCGCCACCATTAAATGTGTCGAAATTGCTGTAATCAATCATATTGAGAGGTTTTGAGCAATCGGGATTATATGCAGTATGACCTCCGTGTCCAGTACCTTTTCCTTGTGGGTCCCCATTGCTAATTGCATCAGGATGCGTTGGACCATATTGGTTCTCGATATTATAATCTGAACGAGTTATTTCTTTGCTTCTTTCATCTATACCTTTATTTTCAAGGCAAGATTGTCCGTTTTCTAATAGTGCCATATTTATATAAATTTTAAATATTTTATTTTAATAATAAATAGTTAATTTTCTTTTTTTAATATTCTATTATGATAGGTGTTTTCATTAATGATTTCCCTGAAACATTTTGTCCGTTTATTTTTCCATGTTCAAGTACAACGTCAAACACTTCTATTTTTGCTCCAGGTTCATCAATATATACTTCTTTTTCTTTGTTTAATGAATAGCAATTGGTCATGATATTCTTTTAATGCTAATAATTGGTTTTCGTTTACAATTATTTTTTTATTTCTTTTAACGCTTTCTGAAATCTCTGAAAGTGTTCTACTTCCGCCAACTATAAATATTGATGATAAATCGCCTCTTGGGTGAGCGCAATCCAAAGCTTTGTTAATGATGACTATTGTTTCTTCAGGAGTCATTCCTTCTTTATATTCAGCTATTACTTTTTCTAATGAAGGTAGACCAAAATCAGACCAAGCATCGCTGCCGTCAGGCATACTCATCCAGTCGTACAATCCAATATAATCAAGTATTTCATATGCGTTTTTATAATAGTTTTCATCATTTATGTTTCCATATTTTTTTATTGCGTCTGCAAATTTATCAGGATGCTGTTCCATTACATCTTTGAGTTCATCAATTGGAAAACAACTATCGTGCCCGGCTAATTCTGTATTTGCTCTTAGTTTTGCTGTATTATTCATTATAATTCCAATCCATTGATATATGTATTTGACAGGAAAGTGAACAAATTTACCAAACCTTATAAATTCTGATAATGCTTTTTTATACATATCAGGCTGTATAAGTGGCGTCCATTGTTGCTTATCTGTGGTTCTAAACAAAAAATCACATAATACTTCATACACACCATTTTCTTCCATTGCTTCATAATATGGATGTAAAGCATCATCGTCATATCCTTCCGTTAATCTAACAGAAGCATTGCCCATTTTAATATCTTTCTGAGCATCAGGCACCTTTAATGGATTTTTTTCAAGCTTCGGTACTGGAGGAACTCCTTTTACTTTCTTAACAGCTGTTCTCATTTTTCTAAGTGTATCATGAGCCCAATTTTTCATATCATTTCCTCCTGGAAGAATATATCCAAGATTTTTCATATTAGCATCATCGTCATTGATGCTCATATTCTTAAATTCGTGGTCTATTTTCTTTATATCTGAAAATGATAATGTTTTATCTCCATTATGAATTTTATCTTTTTTATTCGACCTTTTATTATAGTCATCATCAACAATAGAACTAGCACGCTTAAAACCCTTTGATTGTTTATATTGGCCAAAGAGATTTAAGTTTTGTTTTATTTTATTAATAAGTTTATCAGGCACTTTTGCTTGTTTTTTACCAAGCAATTTACCTTCATCTTCTATTATTAATGGCATAACGTTTCTTTCTAATTAATAGGCAGTTAATCTTCTACCGTTAGTGTTATTTGCCCAATAGCTCTGTGGGGTCATTCTGCTTGATATTTTATCAGCAGTTGGCATTTTACCATATTTAGGATTACCTTCATCATCATGAACAGTTGCACTTATTCCATTCTCAGTTGAATCGCCATATTCTTTGATGTCGCCATCTTCGAAATCAGGTGCTCCACCGTTACTTTCAATCAAGGCTGTAACCAAATGCAATTGTTCTTCAGTTAATTTTATTGTCTTCATAAAAGAAATATTTTATTTAATATAAATATTTATAAGTAGTAATAAATACAAGCACAATGGCTAATCTTAAGGATAATAACTATCATAATTTAAAAATAAGGGTAAATAAGGATGAATATTGGGATTTCTTTATCAATAAAGATTCCTATGGTTCATATAATTTCAATAGTGATAGTATGTATGATAATTGTTTAATATCATACATTGATTCGTCATTGCCTGAATGCGTTAGTGGTGATACTTGGCTTTTTAGTGTTGACAATTATCAATGGGAAAGTGCGTATACAAAGAATTCTGTTTTAAGCAATATTGGTTATACGGGAATAGATAATGGATTAATCACTTATAGAAAAGATAGAATTAGCAATAAGGATTTTTTTAATATATACACAACATCAAAGTATGAAATCATTGGGAATGATAATAGGCTTAAGTTACACGCTGTTAGTGGTACTACTTTATTATACGATTATCCTTTGCACGTTGAAGACGGGATTATAAAGTTAAACGGCGGATTTTATCAAGGATTTATTAAAACAAAATGCGATGAGTATTATATATTGCCTACTAAAATGGAAAATTATGATACTTGGGAATTTGAATTTGTTTTAAATAAATGTGAATTTGAAAAAGAATCAGATAAAACCTTAAATGATAAATACCCGGAGAATAAAGGTATATTCTTTTATTTAGGCACAAGAGCAGAAAATAAATGGATATATCTTTATGACAAAGAAGACGTAGAAGGAAGAGAATCTTGCTTTACATTATCATATGATGATTACATTGAAGATGCACACATTGATAAAAGTGATTATATCATAGGCTATTTTGATAATGTTGAGCCTGAATTTGTAGAAGATAACATTGATGATTATACAAATTTTTTCTACTACGACGAATCATATTATACCCCAACAGAGGAAGAATTATTTTCAGATATTGTTGATTGCGAAGGGCATAGTATAATGGATGATTATTTAGACTATGATATAAAACCAAAAGTAATTGATGAATCATTACCACATACTGTTATAAGTTGTATGTGTTGTAAAGAGCAGCCCGTTGAGCATAAACAAGTTTCATTTACAACTTATTGCGGGTGCGTTAGACAAGCATATGTGAAAAACTACAATCCAAATAAATGTTTGGCTTGTTACGACATATTCGGTGAAGGTGACTACATTGACGATTTCGATGGTTTGGAAGAAGAAGGTAGTTACTTTGAAAATGAACTTAATATAACAGATTTCGAGTATGAAACAGACAATGGCTTCTTACTTTCGTCGGGTAATTTATACTATTTCTACACTGATAACAAATTTCTATTGTTCGACAGAACTCCTTCAGGATTTACAGTAAGAGATTGGGTAGAAGGAACACAAATGATGTATTTTGGCAAAAGAAATAAGTTTAAAGAAAACTTATTTATCCTTATGAACAGAACTCCAACCGGATATACTGTGAGAAACATTGACCAATTAAGGGATGAGGCAAATAACAAATATGATGATTTGTATAATGACATTTATAATAATGCGTTTGCTTTAAGGATTAAAGACGATGGCTCAATTGGATATAGATATTTGGTTTTTGACTGCGAATCTGAAAATAATGGAAAATATTCAATAGAAGAGGGGTATTCATTCCCTGGCGTTATAAAAGAATGTGAATGGCAAACAGTTCACGTTAAAATAAAAAATTTCTTTGGAAATATTAAGTTGTATTTCTATGTTAATGGAAAATTGGTATATGTTACAAATAACTTGCCAAACTTCAATTTCCGCGCCCTTAATGATTTATATGAAAAACAAGAAGGTGTGCCATTTAATATGTCATTGGGAGGCGGAACGCAAGGATTGGCAGAAACAATTATAACAAATTATATGCTCAATCCAACAAGAACATATCCATTGGAAGAAAACTTTGCAGGAACATTTATTGGATATATGAAATCATTTAAATTTTATAACTGTGGAATGGAATATATGAATATATTTAATAATTATAAATGGGAAAATAACAAGTTTAAAATATAAAATAGTATGCCAAGCAAAAGCAAATCACAGCAAAGATTTTTCGGAATGGTAGATGCTTATAAAAAGGGCGAAATGAAAAATCCAAGCAGCAAAATAAAGAAGGCAGCAAAAGGAATGTCAATGAATGACGTTAAAGATTTTGCTGAAACAAAACATAAGGGGCTTACAAATAAGGTTGATGAACAAACCATTGTTAAAATAACAGAATCAGATTTGCACAACATCATTAAGGAAGTTGTAAACATACTTTTAACGCATAAAAAGCAACCATAATAGGTTGCTTTTTTCATTCTACATAATCATTAAGCATAAAGAAGTCATCAATTATTCCAAGTTTTAATGCTGCTCTATACGCTGTTTGGTTTCCTTTAAAAAATTCTGTTTTTGTATTATATTTTACAGCCTCCTTTTCAATTGTATCATAAGTCCAATATCCTTTTTTGTGCTGTTTTTGTGTTACCAACCAGTCCATGTTATCTATATAGCCATACCTATAGGCGGCTAAGAATGCAGTTAAGTTGCCTTTTTGGAATTCTTCCTTTGTGCTGTATTTTTTAGCCTCATTCATCATATTTTCTTTATTTTTCCAATAGCCTTTTGGGTGTTTCATAAACTTTTTTTAAAAAATTTGTATTGTTTATATAAATATTACCATTTTGTTAATGTATAAAGGAAAAAAAAATAATATTTATATTAAATTAATAATGTAAATAAAATAATGTAAAAAATGGGTAATATTGGACTTTATTACTACAAGTTGGTTAGCCCTTATAGTGAGGACCAAACACTTAATTGCAAATTATCAATAAACCAAATTGACCATAATTTCAAAACATTAAAAGATGCTGACATTAAGAGTGCAGAGTTAGATGAGGAAACTAAGTCTGTAATTCTTACCAGAAACGATGGAGAGAAATTTGTTGTCGATTTAACACCTATTTTAAGTGGTGCTGTTTATGACCTTGAAATTGTGTATGATAACCCATATGATGAAAAGGAAGGTTCATCAAGTGGTGCTACTGTTAATGTGTCATACAAAATATTAGGCGATGATGATGAAAAGCATCTTATTAATGTTCCTATTAGTGGTTTAGTTACTACTAATAACATTGACACAATCTATGGGGAAGGGCTGTTAACGAAAGTGTATAGCGATGGTACGCTTAGTGGAAATGGCACTTTAAAGTCACCGCTTTCTGTTAGCAAGCTTTGGTTAAATACTCCTGCAATAAGGGTTATTGATAGAATTGAAGGCGAGGAGTTGCCATTAGAGCCTGCTATCGGCGATAAGTATGTAACAAAAGAAATTGTAAGCGATTATGGAAGGCTTTATAATTATAAAGCAATTGAATCAATTTCTAATAAATTGAGTGATGATGGTAGTTTTTGGAGAGTTCCTTCAAAAGAAGATTGGGATTGTTTATTAAACTCTTTTGAACCATGTGAGTGCGTTGACGATGGCACTTGCTCTCATTCATTACCTGATTGCCATATTGAATTGGGTAAAACAGCAGGCAAAAAGTTAAAATCAAAATGTGCTTGGCTTGATATTGAAAGTGGAGAAATTATAGAATGTGAATGTGTTGATACAAGGCCATTTGCCGGTCATTTCTGTGACGATGAGGAAAGTGGAAGCACAAGTGGCGACACAAGCGACGAAGAAGAACCAATTGTATATGGCGAATGCTATGGTGTTGATGAAATTGGTATGAGAGTTTTGCCATCAGGCTATAAACGTGATTGCGATGATGAAATTAAGCAGATTGGTAAGTCAACAGTATTTTGGACAAACTCACACGTATATGGTGATATAAAACAAGACATTTATGTTAAGAAGTTTGACTATGATAAATGCGGCGTAGTTCAAGAAGCTCAATGCCCTGATGATTTCTATTCTTTAAGATTAGTCAAAGATTACAATGGCGAAAATTACTTAGAGAGTGAGGTTATTGATGGCGTTACATATAAAACTGTTTTAGTTCCTGAATGTAAACAAGTTTGGATTAGTACTAACTTTGTAAACGAGTATGAAGATAGTATTGTTGCAGGTGATGAAAGCCTTGACAGAATAGTTTACTTTGTTAACGTTTGGAATGGTAAACTATGGGAAAAGAGGCCTCTTAATGAAGGTGAAACTATAGTTGTTATGGAAGGTAATGAACATTGCCAATATAACATAGAATATAGAGTTTACTTAGAAAGTGGAGAACATAGCTGCAATAACCAAGCATTGATTAATTCTGACGAAGCAATTGCTGAACGTGTTGAATACAGCATATATGAAAAGTATATCGTTCCAATTTCCGGAGCAATTGATACTTTATCAGGCGCAATTGACACCGAAAGAGAAGAGAGAATAAGTGGTGATACTGCTCTTTGGGAGGCTTTAAGCGCTGAAACCGAGGAAAGAAAAGAAGCAGACGAATTGCTTTGGGAGGCTTTAAGTGCTGAAACTGAAGCAAGAATTGAAGCTGACGAGGATTTACAAAGGCAAATCGATGAAGAGGTTGAAAGAGCAAAAGCAAGAGAAGATGAAATAGACGGCCAATTGATTGACTGGGAGAAAAATCCTTTCGTTTTGTCTGTTGCAACTGAAGAAGAACACAACCTTGTGCTTAATTCAAAGGATGACAATGAAGAACATTTTATCAAAATTAAGTTCGACGGTAACTTTGGTGAAATTTAATATAATGTTGAAATAATATAAATAAATGATGGATACAATAAATAGATTACAATTTAGGCATCACGATGAAATATTCGAGACAAGGGAAGACGCTCTCAAATATATTTGCCAAACATTACCAAGAGACGGTGGTGAAGGGCTAGCTGAGCAAGGTTCACCTTATACTCGTTCACTATTTGCTGAGCCGACAATCCTCAGATATAAGAATACTGATGAGGAAGGTACTTGTGAAACTTGTAATAAAGGTCCACACATCATTCTTGTTATTGGCTCTCAAACTAATGATGAGGAATTGAAGCCAGAGGAAAATAAGTACTGTATCATTGATATTGATAAAACAGAGGATGAGATTAAAAACCTTGAAGAAGAACTTGAGAAAGCTATTAGAAGCCTTACGCTTATTGCGTTTGACACACCAACTTTAGACATTCATGTTGATAAGACAGAAGATGGTACTTTCATCAGTGGTGATGTTAAAACAGCAGAAACACATATTTTCGAGAACGAGGTTAAGGGTAATAACTTAATGGCGGTTCCTTTTGATGATGCTGGCGGTTCTGAAGGTTTATTCATTTATGTTGATTTAACATATGATGAAATTACCGAGACGTTTACATTCGTTGTTAGTAATGCTGATGGCACTCTTAAGAAAACATCTGTAAAATTACCGAACAACTACGTTACTGGCGGCGTTTATGATATAAAGGATGAATCAATTCACCTTCACATGAGAAATGGTGATGAGGTTGTTATTGATTGCCAAGAACTTATAGATGAATGGTATGCAGATTCAGGAGCCACAACGCCTGTTATACTTACTAGAGATAGGGTTTATGGCGATACTCCTCACCATAACCACGCTGACCGCCTTTGGGCTGATGTTAGACTTGTTGATAGCGAGTATAATATTTTAGAAAAAACAGAAGACAATAGAAAACTTTTTGTTGATGGTAGAGCAAGCAACATTAAGTATAACAACTCAAACGTTGCTGAACAGCTTGATAGAATTAAGTTGAATCCTGATGTTGAAAATATTATATTTGAAGGTTCAAATGGTTTTTCTGCTTCTGTTAACCTTGATTATGTACCTGCTGAAAATAAGCTTGTATTCAAAAAAACAAGCGTAAATGGGGGCGAAACCATTGCCAAAACGATACAGCTCAATTCTTTAGAATTTTTAGACGATATAACATATGACCAAGATAGAGAAGTTATTATCATAAGATATGTTGACTCTAAGGGTAATTATAAAACAGTAGAAATACCCGCAAAAGATATTATTGAAGAATGGAAAGTAGATAATGAAAACCATAGTGTTGAGTTAGTTAAAACCCGTAACGCTGAAGATAACAAAGACATACTGACAGCAGATGCTAAAATACATGTTGGCAACAATAACATTCTTGAGGATTTAAATCATGAATTATATGTGAATGGTATTTCTGATAATATCAAGTATGACGTTACTGGTAATACTACGGTTAAAAATGTATTGGATAATCTTTCTGGAATAACTAATAGTTTGAATGAAAAGATTGACCAAGAGATTACTGATAGAACTGCTGATGTTGAAAGAATTGACAATACGATTGGCAGTGGCTTTACAACTGATTCTCATGAAACTATCACCTATAAGTTTGAACAACTTCAAGACAAAGTAAATGAAGAAGCAAGTAAACTTCAAGCTGAAATAAATCGTTCTACATCTGCTGATACCGTACATGATGGAAGACTTGACGCAATTGATGCCGAAATTGGTGATGGATTTAGTTCAAGAAATACAGTAAGAGATGAAATTGACAGTTTACAGAGTGAGATTGAAGCTGTCAGTGCAGATTCTTCATCAAGGCTTAGTGATGTAATTAATGAAGACCATTCTATTAATGTTGAGACAAGAAATGACGAAAATAATAAGCCAACAATAAAGGTTGTTAAAACTAATTTAAGTGAAGAGGTTGAAGACAATAAGCCTAACATTATCAAGCTTAATGCGGATGGTTTATATGCAGGAGTTGACCTTATTTATGAGTTTAACGAAGAAGTTGGAACAAATCAACTTATCTTCAAAACAACTAATGGAACAAAAGTATATGACCTTAAAACAAATTCAGTAGTAGATAAAATTTACTATGACCCAAATAGGGAAGCTATCATTATAGAATATACTGTAAATGGTCATAGAATGCCTGATGTTGTTATCCCAGTTGGTGACTTGATTAATGAGTGGAGAGTAGAGGATGGACACCCACACGCTGTTCAGCTTGAAAAGGTTAGAGTAGCAAGTGGAACGTCTGAGCAAGACGTGTTAAAGGCTTCAGTTATTATTACCGATGACCATGATGATAACATTTTAGTTATGGATGATGGAGCTTTGTACGTTTCCGGAAGTGGTATTACTGCTAATAAGGCTGAAATAGATGCTCTTAAAGAAAGAATGAATACAGCCGAAAACGACATTGATGTGTTACAAGATGGTCTTTCAGCAGAAATAGCAAGAGCAATGGGCGTTGAAGAAGATTTAAAAAGAGACCTTACAACAGCGCAAGAAAATATTGCAAATGAAATTTTACGTGCAACAAGTGAGGAACAAAGAATTGAAACAAATCTTGACAATGAGATTTCTCGTTCAACACAGAAAGACCAACAGTTAACTGATACTCTTAATCAGGAAATTACACGAGCTACATCTGCTGAAACAGCATTAAATACAAAGATTGATGTTGAAACAACACGTGCAACCGGTGAGGAACAAAGGATTGAAACCAAACTTGATAATGAAATATCTCGTTCGACAAATAAGGATAATGAATTACAAACCGAATTAAATGGTGTTGAGTCTGACCTTACAAATGAAATTTCACGTGCAATTAATGTAGAAAGTGGCATTGTTCGCTCTTTAACTGAAGAAGTAAATAGGGCTAAACAAACAGAGAGAGACCTTGAGGCTTCAATATCAGGAGAAACCGTTCGTGCAACAACGCAAGAAGCCAACCTTTTACATTTAATTGAAGATGAGGCTGAAAGAAGAGCAAGTGGTGATACCGTTTTAAATACTCTTATACTTGGTGAGATTACCAGAGCTGAAAATGTTGAATCTGATTTATTGTCAAGAATTAATACGGAAAAGAATAGAGTTGACACACTTCAATCAAGTTTATCTACAACTAATAGTAATTTGAATGATGAAATCGTTCGTTCAACACATGAAGATGAAAGACTCTATAATTTAATATCTGCTGAAACTCAGACAAGAGAAGAAAGTGATAGAACATTATCTCAAGCATTAGCTAACGCAACAAAAACGTTTGAATCTACAAGTTGTATAAGTGCATCTACAGACGCAAATAATGTTGTTAGACACTATGTAAACATTGCAGGCGGAGCTGGAATGAAAAATATAGTTAAATGTGATGGAGGTTTGTATGCGACTGTAGAGTTATCTTATGACCCCGCCACTAATAAGATTAAACTTATAACATCAGATGGAGAAAGCGAACCTATACAATTAGTTGGTGCTTCTCTGTTAGAAAATCTTTATTATGATTCAACAAATAAGGAGTTAGTAATAACCTATAAGGATGCAACTGGTGAAAGCCATACTGTTAAATTCGGTGTTTCTGAATTGTTTAACGATTGGGATGTTGACCAAAATAGTAGTGTTGGTATGAAACTCTATAAGGTTGAAGCGCCCGTTGGCTCTGGTGAAGAAGATAGGTTATATGGCGAAGTTCTTATTAGCAACCACCCAGACAATGCGTTAGTACTTGATGGAAATCATTTGTATGTTTCAAGTTCTGCTATGACACACGCTGAAGAAGTTGCAGAATGTGTTAAACAAGAACTTAAAATCGTAGAAAATGAGTTGCTTGGAATGCCAATATTAACAGAATGTGGAGAAGGCTCTGATTATATTCCAAATCAAAATGCTAATTACATTGCTTCAGCTACATCATTTAACAACGCTGACTTTATCTTGGACAAAGAGATTAAAAATGTAAATGATGAGGTAACAGTAATTAATCAAAAAATTGATTCTGTTTCTGCCAATACAGAATGTGTTGATGGTAAAGCTGATGCAATTTCTAAGTTGATGTTTGGAACTTACTACACCTTACCTTCTTGTGGAGAAGGAGCTGAGTTCCCAACAAATACTGGTTGTATAATAAGCGCAGCAACATCACTTTACCACGCTAATATGCTTTTGGACGAAGCTTTCTGTAATATGAAAGATAAATGGTTTATCTATGGATTTGATACGCCAACAACGCATACAGATTGGAAAGAAATCGGACAAAATAGACATATGTTAGTTGATGCTAGATTGTCTCATGGTAATTTAATGTCAATGAATGATGATGACTTTACAATATCCGGTAAGGTTAGTGCGTTCACAGAATCAATTTCTCCAAGAGAAGTTTCTGACACAAACGTATTGAGAATTATCGACATTAAAGAAACTAATGATGGTTTACCATTAAATGCAGATAATCCTTACAATGGTTTGTATTTGAGCAATATTTGGGATTGCGGTATATATTACGATGAAGTTGTAGATGCCGATGCAATTACAACAGCACAAGAAGCGGGTTACATTACAGACCCATATAGAACCGATACAGCTTCGACAGCAAGTAATTATAATTACGGAAACTATGTAAGACAAGATGATATTTAAAACAAAAAGAGAGAAGTTTAATGCTTCTCTCTTTTTTTTAATCTTCTGGAATCGTATCCATATAAACAGAATATCTATCTAATGAAATATCATCAAATACTAATCCCCCTGTTGATGGTGTCATTGATGGTATCTTATTAAAATGGAATCTCATATCAGTATCAAGAGACACAATATCCAATATGTATTGAGGTATTTCACCTTCCTCTTCAAATGCTTCAATGTCTTTCTTTGTTAAGGAATTTAACGCTTCAAGATATTTGCTATTCTCATGTTGGAATAATTCATTTTCTTCTTTTTTCTTTTCTTCTAAATAATTCTTAACTAATTCATCCCAATCAATTCCACATTCTTTAACAAATGGAGGAACTTCACCAATCTTAAGCCAATAACCTATTTCCTTCTTTTCAGGAGTCATAAGAGCTTCATATGTGTCTTGGTCAGTTTCTTTATTTGGGCAACCTGATACAAGCTTGGCCTCTTCTTCTGTGAAATATTGTCTATCTTCAGGAGTTGTAACAATGATTTTATTTCTAATGTCAGGAGAGAAACAAACAAGTAATGGCTTTATTCTATTATTAAATTGCTCAATATACTTTTCAGAATTATATTCCAAACCATCTACATCGCTACATAATATGTTTTCATCATTATCTATAATGTCATTTGGAACAATTTGACAATTAAGAATAATTTCATCTTCTTCTCTTATAACATATTTCTTAATTATCTCCTTTTTCTGTTGAGCTGATAATTCCTTAACCGTTGATACGTTATAATTTTCCAATTCCTTTTTAAATAACTCGGTTTTTAATTTATTAATAAGCTCAACCTCTTCACCGTTGTCATTTTTAATAAATTGATGTGTTACCTTCTTAACATCAGAATGACCTTTCTTTGTTCCCGTGTTGATATAATATATGGTATCACTGACATTAACGTTGAGATTTTCCCTTATTGCCAATTCATACCAAGCCTGACGTGATTTCTTATTTCCTGCCTTTGTGAGAGTATTACAATCATCTTTGTATTCTTTTATAGTTTTCTTAATTTTGCCTTTTGATGCAATATCTTTGATTGGAATTTGATAATTGTATATTCTCGCTATGTAGTCGTAATAACTTTCAAGGAATTTAGCACCATTGCCATGAAGAAGAAGATTAACACCGTCATCAATAAACTTTTCAAGATAACCTGACATTTTACGAGACTTAATAGTGTTGCCCACTTTTTTAGTTTTGCCATTTGGCATTAAGTCAGCATAGTTCTTTCTTGCGAAATTGATTGTTGCATCGCAGAATTCGTCAATTCCAAGACCCATTTTATTAATTCCTCCATTATATGCCTTGTTAAGGAATATGTCTTCAAATTCAGCAACATCTGCTTCAACTCTAGTATATGCTTTTCCTTTTTCTGTATTTCTTCCCAAACCCTTTCCTATATACGGATGTTCATCAGTATATCTAAATTTATCTTCTGGCGGCATTTGGAAGTTGAAGCCATCGGTATCTCCAACAATTGGGTTGTACCCAAGATTTGTAAAATGAGAAATCATAAGTCTTAATGACATTCTACCTATGCAAGTTGTCTTTTCAGCCGCATCAATATCGCCAAATGGAAATACCATTGGACAGCCATAACTTCCGAAGAATGAGTTGGCAAGAATTTTAAGAGGTAACTGCTTTTTATCATTACCCATTTTTTCTGCCTTCCACATTTGTATGTCTTCTTCTAATTTCTTTTTTTCTTCATCAGTTCCTTTAAAGTCTTTTAGCTTCTTTTCAAGTTCTTTTGCTTTATCTCCAGCAACACCTTTTAGGTCTTTATACTTTTCACGGTTTGTTAGAATATATTCCAATAGATATAACATAATATTGTCAATATCAAGCGGAGTTTTAACCCACCATGTTAAGTCAATTGAAGGATAAAGAGAGTTATAGTCGAGTTTTACAATTCTATCAACATATCCCGTTCTAATAAGCCTTGAAAGACCTCCAGTAAACCTTTTATTTGAATCAGAAGACGGTACAGCAAGGTTATTCTCATAACACCAAGCAAGCATTATAAGTTTCCATATACCAGCAGTACCCATAGTACAAGCCCTTGTAAATGTTGTAGGTAATATCTTAGAAACAAGGAAGTTTGACTCATTTAGTTTCAATTCGACTTTATCAGTTTCCCATAGGTCATCCAGCAAATACCTTTCAACTATATACCTACCGCTTGTTGGTTTATAGCCATTAAGAAGTTCTCTACCTTCTTTTAATTCATACCAATCGCCATCGCTTTCTCTAAAAGCATAACTATCTGTTGTAACATTCCAAGTTTTTGTAATAATATTACCTGGTACATATACACGATTTGGCTTTTTCAAGTCAAGGTATTTTGTGGCATATTTCAAACTTGCTGATTTCATATTTGAATCAAGCGCTTGCGCTCTTCTTACAGCATGTAAAGAGTCAAGAACGCTAAAGCCCCAAGCGATTGTTGGCTTATAGTATTCCATTTCTCCACCAAGTTTAAGAATTGATTCCTTTTTCTTCTTATATATAGGGTGTTTGAAATATCTCAATGACATATCAGCAAATGATGTTCCTAGAACCTCACATCTAACAATAAGGAAATCCCAGTCGAAGTTTTCTGAGTTATGACCTGCTATAATATCAGGTTTTTCAATTGCAATTGTTTTTAAAAATTCATCAATTGCTTTTAGTTCGTTTATTTTTCTTTCGTCACCTTCTCCTGTTATTGTTATGATTTTTTCAAACCCTTTATTTGTGCGCATACCTATTTGGTCTATTGCATGCACACGTGGATTGAGACCTTGTGTTTCAAGGTCAAATAAGAATCTCTTTAAATCGTCATAGTTTTCATACCCCTTGAACAATCTTCTACCTGTTTGTATCATATATTGCTCAACTGGTGATATTACCATAAATTCTTTTGAACCTCCCCCTCTATCGTCCTTTTTCTTTTCATAAACAGGAGTTCCTGCTTCTGTAAAAAAGTTTAAGAAGCGAGAATATGGCATTTTTCTTGTGGAATAGAAAATATATTTGTAGCCATTTGATAGCCTGTCGCTATCTGTGCTATCATCGGTTTTTGTAATGAGTTCTTTAACATTGATTCCAAGTTCTTTCATTTTGCGCCTAAGTGTTCCTCTATTTCCACCAAACATTCTTATACACGCACTGTTTTTTACCCAAGCAAAAGGCTTGAAATCATCCCTTTTGACTCGTTTTTCACCATCTTCATTAATGTAAACAATGTTAACCTTGTCATCCATATAGTCACATTCGATTGTTACTATACGTTCCATAGGGTCATGTCCATTAAGGAAGGTGTTTACCATTTCACTTGTAATTTCTTTCATAAAGAATAAAATTTTTTAGTTAGTTAAAATTAGAATTTCAAGTTTTCACTTTTCGAAAACATCAATTCATTTTTTGCAAATATACAAAAAATATTTAATAAAAAAAATATTATAATAATTTTTTTGAAATTATATTTATATATAAATAATTAGATTTGTTATGATTATTAATAATATAATTAGTGAAGAAATTAACAAATATATAAACGAAAAGTGCATGATAAAAGAATATAAAAACCCTAATGATGCTGAAACTGTTAGGGTATGCGGCGATATGTTGCAGCAATTGTATGACAACATTATAGCGCAAGGTTCTTCGAAGAGGGAAATAACTGTTGAGTATTTGCAAAGAATAATTGGTGAGATTAGACACCTTGAAGAAATGATGAGATAATATATGAAAAGGGTAATAAGATTAACGGAAAGCGATTTACACAGAATTATTAAAGAATCTGTGAAATCTATTTTGTCAGAAGGACAAAAGTGGATTGGTGACTATGATAGAGAAACATTTGACAGGTTAAGACAAATGGCAAATCAACAAGGCGGAAATTGTTCTTTTTCTTTAAATGGTGTTGATTTCACATTACAACAAACGCAAAGAGGGTTTACTTTAACTAGCGGAATGAATAATGTATGTGATTCGTTAAATATTGAATCAGCATTAAAATCAGCGTGGCAATTTTCTAATTCTAATAGAATGTAAAAAAGGTGGGTACTACCCACCTTTTATTTCTTTTAGTAATTCTTCTTTGTTTTTATATAATTTTTCTCCTAAAAAGTTGTCATAATTTAAGTTTGTGTAATATAATAATTTTATATTATTTTTTTTGCAAAGTTTATTTTTATTTATATCACGTTTACTTGTGTTTATGAATTCATCATTGCCGCCAAAAAAATCCACACTTTTGAAGTGTTCTTCACCCTGGCATTCTATTGCAATATTATAATCCGGTAAATAAAAATCTAAATGCTGCCTACCTAACCAATTAAATTTTGCTCCATTTATAAAATTTATGTTTAAATCATTGAACGTTTTTATTAATTCGTTTTCTAGTTTACTCTTATTGCATATAGGACAGCCAGCTCCCATTAAATGCGAGCCGCCGGTTTGCCAAAATTCTCCATGTTCTGGACATATAATACATACTTTTTCGTTCCACCCATTATAAATGGATTTACTATAATCATATTTTTTATTATGTATTTCATTGCTTCTTAATATGAAATTTTTTGCTACTATTTTTTTCTTTATATCAGTTGCGCATTTTTTGCATCCATTTCCCCTTAAGTGAGAATTTGGCTCTTGCCAAAATTCTCCATGTTCTGGACATATAATGCAAACTTTAGTTAGTGAATCTATATAATTTACTTTTGAATAATCGTATTTATTACCGTGTATTAATTTGGATTTTTCTATGAATATTTGTGTATTATATTTATTTTTGCCTATTTTATATTTTTTGCATTTTGGGCATCCTTGACCTTGTAAATGTGCAGTTGGTAATTGCCAAAATTCTCCATGTTCTGGGCATATAATGCAAACTTTAGTTTTTGAGCCTATGTAATTAGTTTTAGAATAATCATATTTATTTTCATGAATTTTTATAGCATTTTTAATAAAACTTTCTGTGGTAACTTTTTTACCTTTACATTTTTTTCTTCCGCATTCATAGCATCCAGCACCTTGTAAATGGTCACTAGGTCTTTGCCAAAATTCACCATGTTCTGGGCATATTATACATACTTTAGTTTTTTTATTTATATATTTTACTTTAGAATAGTTATATTTGTTATTATGTATTTTTTTTGCCTCTTCGATAAATTCTATGGTAGTCTTTTTTTTCATAAGTTCATATTTTTATACATTAATAAATATCACGTCTACTATTAAAATATATATTTTATTTAATATTTATCAATAAAATTATAGATTATGCAAGAGTTTTACATAAAAAAAGGTGCTACTCTTCCTAGATTAGTTATGGAAGTTATTGAAGATGGCCGTCATTCTTTCAACAAAATTCATGAAATGTTGCAAAACAGTTCAATTACATTTACAATGGTTAATAGAGAAACCGGCGTAACAAAGATAGCCAAAGCCCCTTGTTATATAAAGGCAAGAGAAGATGGCGGATGTGTTGAACAATATGTAATCTGCTATGATTGGAAAAAGCGTGACGTGAATGAGGAAGGGACATATATCGGAAAATTTGACATAGAATTTGGAGATGTAAAAAATGATAGTTACACTTATCCAAAGGGAAATTTAATTATGCCTATTAGAGAAGATTTAATGATAACTATTAAATAAAATGAGAGAATATGAAAAGGAAGATTACAATAAATGAGGATAAGTTCAATAGGTTGTTTAATGATATTAATGAAATAAGCCATAAAACTGTTCAAAATGCTTCAGATGTTTCTGAGCATGTATTTTACGATATGAGGGTTGCTTTTGATGATTTTTATGACACTGTTAAGTATAATCCTGATGGAAACAATCCATATGTGAAAAAAATAAAAGCTTATGCTGACGCAATTGATGCAATATTATCACAAAAGGGTATGCAGCGTAAAAATTTTGATAATGAACTAAATAAGTTTGATTATGAAAAGTTTTATGCCGACAATTCAGATGAAGATTATGATAATTTGGATTTGAAATATTTACAGAATAAATATCCAAAAGACAAATCAAACATGAGATTTGATGGCAGACATATGGTTAATAAATAGGCAATAACATCGAAGTTGACCCAAATAGCTAAAAAAGTTTATCTAAACTATTTATATTATTTTTAAAAATACCATTTTTTAAAAAAAACGTTATGACATACAATTTAAAATTAGATGAACGAGAATTTGGAATAATTCTTAGGACATTATTGATTTTAGGGATATGTTAGAATATGGTAATGCATATTTGGTGAAATGTTGTTTAGTTGATGAAGAAAAGGATTATAAAAACTAAATTGTGAAACCCATATAAATCAATCTGAGAAAAAGAACGATTGGGTTGAAGATTACGAAATTTGTAATTATGGAATAAGAAAACGAAAATAAGTATGAATGAGGACAATAGAATAAAACAAGTTACTACTTTCAAGAATAAGTACGGAGTAGAATTCAATGTTGGTGATTACGTCTTCTTACCACTCCAATTTTATGCCTATGCAATATGGAAAATCATAAAAATTGAAGATGAAACCAATATTGGGAGAACTGGGCGTTTATGGGTTGACCAAGGTGATGATAGTCTATTTAATGGTAAAAAAGGTGAACGGCATATAAGAGGTATGTCTATTGATAATCCGTTCATAAAGGTTGATAAAGAATGTGGCGTAATTCTGTTTGATAATAATGAATTTGAAAATAGAATTGCCAAATGAGCTGTCAAACCAATGATTACTAACATACTTGGGTCAACTTCGATGTTATTACCAATAAATAAAGGTGAGCAAATTAGCCCACCTTTTTTACATCATTATTATATTTTTCATTGCAAGTTTCCTTTCAACTTCATATTCTGATTCTCCAAACATAAAAACTAACCTTCCGTCTTCTGGATAATTTTCATATGTGTCCATATTCTCATATGCCATTGCAACAATTCCATCCATAGCGTCTTGCATTCCAAAACAACAATTATTTTGAATTAAATCAAGTTTAATTTTTGTTTTTACAATATGCACTTCAGTAATATATTCTTCCGATGGAACAAGTTCATTTACAAGGCAACATGGTTTATATTCAAAGTTTTCACCCCACGCTTCATCAGGATTATCAGTGAACATAAATTCATATCGATAATAGCCATCATTTTCTTCTCCTATTAATCTAACAAATAATAGGAAAACATCTTTTAATTCTTCTTCCATTATTCTTTGTTTTCTTCTTTATCACCATCTTTGAAGGCATCAAATATCGGTTTTAGTTTTGCCTCATCTTTTTCTTTTAAAGAAGTTGGCACTGTTGGATTTTCTTCTTTTTCTGAATAATCTATAGGAACTATTGCGTTTCCGGTCGGTGTTGGCTTTGATGGTTTTGTCATTACGTCTTCTTTCCACTCTTTTTTTCTTGAAGACTCCAACGCTTCTTGCATACCCTTTTCTCCTTTTAGGCAAGAAAATGGCTCATAATCATCTAAATGTTTTGCCGGACCATATTTGTCTAAATCTTTTACAGAAAATTTTGCTTCACTTTCTTCTGTGATAACGCCGCATATTTTTTTTTGTTTCTTTGTTTCTCTTTCATCGTTTGTAATATATTGGTCTTCTTTTGTTTCATATTTTGCAACCCCATCATCAAAAGTATAAAGAGTTCCAACCTTTTCCATTACCTTATAAGGAACATCTTTTATCTTATTCATTAATTCCCTACTTTTATCTAATGCCAAAGCGTCAAATCTATGTTTTATTTTCTTATTCTCTGCTTCAATATGCTCATCAATTATTTGTTTATCAGTTGAGCATATTTTATCTGCCGCATTACCATCATATACTGTTTTTGTTGTATGACAATCACATTTTTTGTTGCAGCATTTATTATTGTCTTCAACTACTTCAACATCATCTAACACGACATCAACGTCTTCAATATCGAAATTACGGAATTTAAATATGACAGTTTTTCCTTCTTTTACTTCATATTTAATTTCTTTAATTTTGTATTTGTTTAAACTTAAATCAATCATAACGTTATTATTTTTCTTTTTCTGTTATTATTATTTTATCTATTACTTCTTCTTTATTGTGTACTATTTCAAGCATTTTATCAAAATATGTGCCATTAAATGATTGATAATATACAGTGCAAGGCTTTGTTTGGTTCAATCTGTGAATTCTGTCTTCCGCTTGCAAATTTTCAGCCGGAACAAAGCTAAAATTGTTAAATAATACCACATCTGCTGCCGTCAATGTCAATCCAACGGATGCACTTACTATGTTTCCAATAAATACTCTTATTGAATCATCATTTTGGAATTTCTCAACTGCTTCGTTTTTCTTTTTTTCTGTTAATTTACCGTTGTGATATACGCACATATCTCCAAATTCTTCTTTGAATTTATCTATTTCATTATCGTATGCACAAAATATAATAATTTTATGATTTAATTCAATACATTTTTTTGCAAGACTAATAGTTCTTGGTATCATTTTATCAGCCAACCATTGCCTCATAAGAGAAACTTCAATAAGATTTTTATTCTTTTCTGTTTTATCTTTATTTTCTTGAAGAGATAAATATTCATCCCACAGTTTATCATATGATTCTTTTTCATTTATCGTCATTTCATAATGCAAACATCTGACATCTTTCTTTACCATTTCAGCAAAATCAGTTTTTAATCTTCTTAAATAATATGGTTTTATTATTTCTTGAAGTTCTTCCATGTTTGTATCATCGCCAGGAATACACATTTTCTTGCATTTTTTCTCTAAAATTTCATCAAGTTGCCTTTTTTCATCGTTTGAAAGATGAAACCAATCCGGTTTATTAACTGATTTGCAAAAAAGTGCTGTGTGAGCGTTTCTTTCATTTTTTTTATAAAAAATTTTAGCCCCACAATACCTTATCATATAGTTTTGCCAATCTTTTGTGATAGGAACATCAATAATTTTAAGCAAATTATACAAATTTTTTGAAGAATTTGTTATCATTGTTCCAGTTAATTCAAAAATACCCTTTGGATTACTTCTTTTAACAAGGTCTGATATTATTTTAAATCTTCCTGATGTGCTGTTTGATAATCTGTGTGCTTCATCTATAATGATTAGGTCATATTTTGCTTGAAATAGCTGACTATCAGCCATAGCCTCGTCAATAATTTTCTTACTTCTTGAAACAATTTCTTTTTCTTTATATTCTGTTACAACTTCGCCTTCATCATTTACATTTAGTTCCTTTTTTTTAATTTTTTGTGTTGGTATCTTATAGAACGAATCTAACACATCATAGTTGATGATGGTAAATTTTGCATCTTTCCACTTTGAGCCTTGAACTATTACTATATCTTCTTCTGGAACCAGTAATTTAAGCTCATTTTCCCAACTTTTTTTAACCGATGATGGAGAAATTATCAAAATATGTTCAAAATTTCCTTTTAAAGCCGCTAAAATTGTACTGTAAGTTTTTCCTCCTCCCATTTCATCAGCTAAAATGCATTTTTTTCTTGAAATAAGGAACTTACAAGCTTCTTTTTGATGCTCCATTACCTTTCTACCGCTTTTTTCTTCTGCGTCTGAAAAATCTATCTCTAATTTATTATAATCTTCCAGTAAAAAGTCAGTTAAAACACCATTTTTAGGCGCAAAACACAATATAGCCTTTTCTTGTGACTTCCTATACTTGCAATAAAACACATAATGTGTGTTAGTATCACCCAAATACCACCCGATGACAAGCAATTTTGGAACAAATTCGATTTCCCATTTTTCTTTTAACTTTTCTCCATACCAATCTGCAATTTTCACCAACTTATTAACAAATATTGGCTCTTTATCGTAATTTCTTAAAATGAATTCAGATTGGAAGTCATTAAGCGTTATTGCTTTATATGCATATACGCCATTTTTAAGGTCAATAATGTAAGAATTATCACCCTTATATTCCTTCAATATATTGTATGCTTGTTGTATTTTTTCTAATGATAACGCCATTTTATGAAATTATATTTTATACTTCTGTATAAAATATAAGATTTTTTTTGAAATAATCAAGTTTATTGTTTTTCATACTATTTATTGTAAATAAAGTGTTTTTTATGAAAATTATTCTATCAGAATCTCAATTTAAAAAGATATATGAAGCAATGATGCCAGAATTTAGAATTGATTTTTTATCAAATGCTAAATCTTTTAATGAAAGGGTAAGATATTGCAAGGAAATGTTAGGACCTCCCATTGGTAATGGTTCAAGCAGACTTGTTTTTCAAATTGATGATGAAACATGTTTAAAATTGGCTAAGAATAAAAAAGGTATCGAACAGAATTTAGAGGAAATGTCTATAGTGAGAGATAACTTTTTGAATTATGTTCCTAAAGTATATAATGGTAGTGACGAGGAAAATGGTTTATGGGTTATAACACAATATGTCTTACCAGCAGAAGAAAAAGATTTTGAACAAATACTTGGAATACCTTTCAAAGATATTGAAATATTTGCAAGAAATACTGATGATAGATTTAATTATGGGTCAAGGAATATGAATTATGCTGATAATGTAATTCATAATTTATACAGAAAATATGAAAGTAATGATGATGTAATATCTCTATTTAATGATATAAGTGATTTAAAAGCAAACCATAACCAACTTGTTAGTGATTTAGCACATATACAAAATTGGGGCATGGTAAGAGAAAATGGAAACACATACCTTGTTATGTTAGATACTGGTATTAGTGAAGAAATATATAACCGATATTATAGGAGAAGATTTTAATTTATGGCAAATTTAAAATTTACAACAGACAATATAAAAAGAGTACCAATAAATAGGAATAATATTTTCTATTCAGATGAATCGTTTGCTTTTGAATTGGAAATTGGTAAAAATTATATAGAACAAGATATGAACCAAACTGCTGTTCTATATTCTGTTGATGTTGCCAAGACAAATGTCAATGATGTATACGGTGAAACACAAACTGATAATGTTCAATTTAAAACACCTGTAGAGTTTCACTGCGTTTATAAAATAGAAGAGCCTGAATTAAAAGCGTATGATAAGACGAAAAACATAGGAACTTATATGAAAACAGGTAAACTCACATTGGGAGTTTATCAAGAAACATTAGATGAATTGGGGATAGAAATAAAAAATGGTGACTATATAGGAATCCAAATATCAGAAAACCATATGGAATTCTTTAGCGTGACAAATGATGGAAAAAATAACTATGATAATGCACATACGCTGTTCGGAGTTAGACCCTTATTTCGTAGTATTTATTGTTATCCAGTGGACCAATCGGAATTCAGTGCGTGATAATAGGATAATTTTTTAAGGTTCTAAAACTTGACTTTTTGAATTTTTTTTAAAAACATTATTAAAAAATGATAAACGAAGCGAACATATCTAGGAAATTTAAAAATTTAGTTTCCACATCACAATTAGTTAAAAAGATTGCTCAACATGGTTATAATGGTAACTATACTGAGCAGGCTATTTATATGCTATTAAATAAATACGGTATAAAACCAAAAACAAGTCGTGGTGGTAAATCTTATTTCAACAAACAAAACGCTTGCACATGTATTGACCGTCATATATTTGAGTTAAAAGAATTGGCAGAAAAACTTGAAGCACAAAACCAACCACAAGAGCAAGAAGAACCTGAATGGAATGTTGGATATGGTAGAAACGATATGAGCGTTGCATCAAGGGAGGCCCTTGCCAATGATGGGGTGTTTGGGGCAGATGAGAATGAATTATATACGTTTGAAAATAAATTTAATTTCAACGATATTGTAAACGAGGTGCTGAAGAAATGAAAATTATACTGAAAGAATCACAGTTTAAAAAATTGTTCGAAAATTCTGAGCATGAAGGGTTTAGATTCGGCGGCATGCATGGTGCTAACAATTCAATACCTTCTACGGTTGAATTTGACCCAAATGTTAATTATTATTCTGATACAAGCATATTTAAACCGGGGACAAGTGAGTTTAATGCAAGAATACAAGTTCTTCCAAGAAGTGGTTTAAAGTCTATAAATTTGTATTTCATTCGCAACATGAACATCAATAAAGCGATAAAGCATGGAGTTAATCTTTCTGGGGAAATGGTTAATGTTGACAATGAAAACGCGAATAATAGTTTAGAGTATTTTAAAAAAAGAAGTGCTTATTATATAACGAGAATTTTATCTAAAATGGGCGTATATCCCGATTTATTTACATCACCGCAGTCATCATCTGAATTTAATAGAGAAATGCTTTCGTTGATTTCAAAGTATTATCCAAAAGGAACTGTGATGGAAATGCCTAACTCAATGAAAAAGGATGTTAGAAACATAACAATAAACATTAAAGCAGCAAAAGAACTTGGTTTGTCTAATGAGGAAATAGCGCGCTATCAAAACATACTGAACAAATATGCTAAAGATGAAGATATTAGAAGTTTTAGACTTAAAATAGAACAGCTTAAACAAGAAATAGCAGCATTAATGACTCATAAGAGGGGAAGACCAAGTAGAAACATTACAGATAGACAAAAACAGATAAACGCATATTATGACCTTATAAGCGCAAATAGGCGTCCTGGTAGAGATTCAACTATTGATAAAAACGGAAATATAAAATCATTTCAAATAAAATCTCTTGATGATAAACAGAGAAGAATTCTCGATGGTTTATTTGTGTTTAATGAAAATGATTATCCATCGGTGAGATATTCTAAAAATGGAGTGGACTATGAATATCCTCAATACCTCAAATTCGATGGAAAAATAATAGTTGTGTTCGATGATAATATATCATCAGGAGCCACGCTTGACATGATGTGCAACGAACTTAAAAAATACAATCCTAAGATGATTATACCAATAACACTTGGTCAAATCCCTATAACGTCTTATTCTAAATCAGAAAGGATGAATACAGAAAAAAGAGCGTAGATTTTCATTTGTCTACGCTCTTTAATGTTTCAAAACGTTCTGTTATTTTTTTCTTTTTTTCGATTTCTTCGTTTATTAAATTGGTATATAGATTCTTTAAATAATTGTTATTAGAAGCATTGGATAATTTAGTTTTAAATGAATTTATTTCTTCATCGCATTTTTTTATACCATTTTCATATTCAGAAATATAACGTTTTGATAATACATCATATATGTTTTTGATGTTTTCTTCTGTACCTAAACTATTATTATATATGCTATATATTTTTTCAATAAGTTCATCACAATCCAATTTAATGGAATCATAGTTATCCAATTCCCATGATATTTCATCTATGAGCATTTCAAGCGTTTCGTTATCAATTTTAGTACTATTTGCCATGTTATTTCTTTTTATATTTATACATATAACCAAAGATACTAAAAAAATATTGAATAAAGAAATATTTATTGTTAAAATTCGTTAAAATGTCATTAATTCAACCAAAACCATATATGGATAGATTACGTCTCAGAAACCACGCTGTTGGAACTGAACGCAGAAGAAATATGTCTAAATTAATATTAGAGAATCAGACATATTTCCCATTACCCGTAGAATATGTTGATATAGATAAGGCTTTTTTCAAATGGGTTGAAGATAAATTGGATATTTCATATAATGGGAAAAAATTACCTACATATAAATTATTTAGCAATCAAAAACTTAGTGAATATTCTCAAACGTGGAAAAATCTTGATGAAACAGGTAATATTATAATGAACTTTAAAACAATCACACGTGAGAATAATCCTCAACATGGCGAAAGCCAAGGAGGTAATTATAACGTTCCGGGAAAACGTGATTATCCAATGTTTTTTGTTCCTGTATTACAAGAAAACGGAGAAGAGGCATACGACCTATATTCAATGAAACAACCATTGTCCGTTAATTTCATGTATACGGTATCTATTATATGTAATAAATATGAACTTTTAAATAAATTTAACGAATTAATGCACTATGAATTTAGCGCGTTAGAGTGTTATATTTCTCCAAATAATCATCCTATGCCTATGGTGATAGAAAACATCACAGACGAGTCAGAATATAGCATAGATGATAGGAAATATTATGCTCAATCTTACCAAATTAAATTGATGGCTTATATAATAAGAAAGGAAGATTTTAAAGTAACAAAAATACCATCAAGATTTAAAATAAAAATTGAACCAAAAAATAAAAAGGAAAAATATAAAGTACCTTGTAATATAGATTACTTGAATATCAATAATCTGTTAGAACAGCAGACTGAGCAAATAAATGTAATTGATGAACCAACAAAATTAAAAGGTAAAAAATCAATTCCTGTTGATTATTGTGATATTTCAGAACCTGTAGAATTACCAATAAATAAAAAGCCTTCAGTTATTTTAGAAGAAATAATAAATGAGTGTCTGCCAAAAGAGGAAGACCCATATATTCATAAGAAGATTAAAATATTTGTTGATTTTCCAATTTGTGAATATAGAGAGATAGAATTTACGGTTGATAATGTTGTTGATATTGAATCAATTGAGACCGATAATGTTAAAAGTTTTGTGTTTAAAATAAACGACGTAGAACAAGATTTTGAAGATGCTGTTACACTTAATAAGGGTGACATTATATTCATTAGTATAATAAGAGACGATGAATATAAAAGCTCATCAATTACAATTATTGGAACTGACCCCGAAGAAGTTATTGATACAAGAATAGATTATGAATCACAATTAGACGCTCCAATAAGGGAAGAAGATATATATGTAAAAAAAGAGTAGCCCAACGAAAGGCTACTCTTTTCATATTACTACCGCTTCAGTTGTTATTGTTTTTCCACTTTCAATAACTGCGTCTCTTAGTTTAATAAGTTGTCTTATGAATGTTTGTTCTTTATTTGCAAATTCTGAAAGATATGTATGATATATAAAATCATCGTTTTTTATTTTTTCACCCTTTCCATTTTCAAAAACTAACTTATATTCTATAAGGTAATCATAAACGTTAATTTTATTCTTTTCTTGTTTTGGAATTTTCTTTTTTTCTTTGACCGCTGACAATATGTTAAGCCATAAATGTTGATTGTATGGCTTTTGGGTAGATTTTAATAAACTATTAAAAATAATTTTATTCATATTATGCTAGTAACTATAAAAACAATAATGGATATTGAAGAAGTGCTGCTTAAAGCTGACAATGATTTAAGGTATACTTATTCAATGGATGAACTTATAAAAAGTGAAAATTTAATAAAAGAATTAGGACTGATGACAGATTTATTCTTTTCAGTTCAAATTGAATACGCCAAATTAAATAACGAAGAAGATGAACAATATAAACAAAAATTAGTTGATTATCACAATAAATTAATTTCAGATGAAATTGATATTGATATTGAAAAATATGCCGAATTCATTTTTCACATATCAAGTAGAATAGCAGATAAAGATTATTATGATAAGGTAAAAAAAATATTGGCTTTGTGCAAATAGCCATAAGCCAATATTTTTTATGCAAAACCAATCTTCTTTATCTTCTTTTCAGAAAAGTCATTTTTTTTATGCGCATTATGAGCATCTGCAAGAGTCATAGGCTCTTTTGCTTCAGGATATATAGCTCTTGTCTTTTGAAGCGATAATTCTTTAAATTCATATTTCAATGACAATCTTCCCTTCCTAAGTAAAGCTTCATCAACCTTGCTCAAATCACAGTTAAATGTACAAATGAACTTAATCTTCATCGACTCTGCAATAATACCATCAGTCAAATTAAGTATTGTTCCAATTGATTCATTTGAACCATTCTCCCTACTTGACAATAATTTTTCGCAATCTTCAAATACAATTACTGCGTTTTTATTTTCTTGCAAGAATTCCAAGAATAAACCATCACTTATTGATTCGCAAACAGATGTGTCAACAAAAATAAAGTTTGTTTCCCTATTATCATTAATAAGGGATTTAACCAAAGACGTTTTACCAGTTCCGGGCTTACCATATAACATTATAAGACCCGCTTTGTTATCCCTTATAATTTCATTCATTTCATTATATGGAACATCATCGTTATAATTGGTGTCAATGTTACTCTTCCAATCATTGAATTTACAAACAGTTGTATCAATAGAGTATTGACCTCTATAAGCAATTCTGTAACTGTTTTCATCATTAATGACGCTCTTTGTGATAAGAGAACCATTAATTAACCCACAAACGGTTTCCAAATCATCACGATTGGTCGCAATGCTTATATTGTCAATTGCGCTGTATTTTGATGCGTCAACCATAAGCTTGATAACAATGTGTTCACCGACGATGAATAATTGATGCTCGTGTATTTGGAATTTAATTCCATCAAAAGCAGCAATAAGATTGTCTACAGTAGGAATCAAGTCAATTACTTCATTCCTTCCTTCCATCAATGGCTCATCTGAGTCAATCGCTTCAATAGCGTAATCGCTTCCCTTTTTATTAAAGTGATATATGTAGCCAATATCATCAAAAAGATATGAGAATAACCTTACCTTAGTTATTCCCTCATAGCTATCAATCGACATATCACCAATAAGTTTGATTATGCGTTTTCTTATCAGTTCGTCTAACATTATATAATATGTATTGATTAAAAACTTGAAGCAAATATACATAAAAATAACGTTAAAAAGAAATATTTTTGGTTAAAAAAAGTTAATAATAAAATAGATATATCATTTATAATTCCATTTTTTAACAATATTTAATGAATTATTGAAATATATCAAATATTTATTATTAAAATAAGAATAAAAAAATAAATATTTAAATAATTATGGCAGATAATGCAAGAGGAGTTCATGTTTCTCCAGGCGTGTATTCACGCGAAATCGACCTTCAGTATGCAGTTAAAAGCTTAGGTATTACAACACTTGGTTTGGCAGGTGAAACACAGCGTGGTCCTGCTTTCCAACCAATGCATATTGATGATTGGCGTAAGTTTGTTGACACATTTGGTGGAACAAGCACGGAGAAATTTAAGGGAAGTCAATATCCTAAATACGAGTTGCCTTATATCGCAAAGTCATACCTTACAGAATCTAAGCAATTGGAGGTTGTACGTGTACTTGGACTTAGTGGATATAAAGCTGGTCCTGCATGGGTAGTTACAGCAGATAGAAAAGATGGCAAAAAAATGGTTGTTGCCGTTCTTCGTTCAAGAGGACATTATGAAAAATATCATAAATTTGATTTGGCAAAAGATTCATGTGAATGCCCATCAGATTCTTATGATTCATTAGTTTATGAGGTTGGCGAAATAAAAAGAACAAGTGGCACATGTCAAGTTGTTGGATATAATGAAAAGGTTCTTAAGATTAAGCTTTATAACCCATTGTATGCAGCAGGAAATGATTGCGAAGGTTATGAAATAAATAGTTTAAGTGGAACATGGGGAGTAAGCGCTACTAACTATGGTAGATTTACTATCTATGGTTTAACTGGATATCAAACAGCAGGTACTGAAGTAACTACAGCTTCAACAGGTACAACAGGCTATTTTGAATATCCTGTATCATTAAACCCATTCGATAAAGATTACATCTTGAAGGTTTTGGGTACAAATCCACAAGATGGTGACGCTCCTGTATATGTTGAGTCTCTTTATGATGTGGCTTTAGCACAGGGAATTAAGGATGGTATTAATGAAGATAGTCATATTTCAGCAATCACAAGCGCACTTACATTCTATAATGTTTATGACCCTGCTGACTATTGCGGTCTTGAACCAATTACCGGCATGCTTAGGCTACAAGAATCAGGCTTACAGAGAAAAAATATTGGCCAAAGATATATTGCAGATGAGCATACTGTAGCAACCGGTGAAACAAAGAATGACCCTTGGATTTTTGCACATCCTTATGACTATGAAAAGGGATTACCTCTACAGAGTGAAGACGCTGATTATCCAACATCAGGAATAGCGCCTTCATATAGTGCAATGACACCGACAGATAAAGGATATATCGATGAAGATGGATTATTGGCAATGAAGATTGATAGTGATTTACTCGGCCAAATATTTACCGTAACAAAGTATATTAATGCAAGTGGAAAATCAAAATATTTCTACAGATATTATCCAAAGGACAACCTTATCGCATGGTGGGAAAGCAGTGAAGAAAACCAAAAGACTGATTTAGTTCCTATGATAGATAGACTACAAACCCCTGTTAACCATAAGGAATATCAATCTGGCGATACAAATAGTAGTAGATTAGTAATGGTTAAGAACCTTGCTGATGGTCTATATTATAGAATAAATGGTAGCAATGTTGATTATATCAATTGTGACCTTAATAACTATGCATCAGCATTTAGATATGCTTCAACGCCTTGGATTGTTTCTAACTTGAAGGGTGACTATGACCACATAGAAATAAACAAGTTGTTCAGATTCCATACAATTTCAGATGGTACTATGTCTAACTATGAAGTTAAAATATCTATTGAAAACATTAGACCAGATGAAGGAACATTTGATGTTGTAGTAAGAGATATTAATGACAATGACGAATACATTATGCCATTGGAGAAATTCTCAAAATGTACATTAGTTCCTGGCGATAGAAACTTCATTGGGTATAAGATTGGTACATTTGATGGAATGTATGAAAGCAAATCTAAGTTCATCACCGTAGAAATGGCAGAAGGTACTGCTGTTGAACACTCTGCACCAGCAGGTTTCTTAGGTTATCCTATGGCTCATTATGATGGCGTTGAGGTTGTTGGTGAGGGCAAAACTAATATAATCCAACCGGTTATTAAGTACAACCTTAATTACGATAATGAAATTAAGAATAGAAAACAGTATTTTGGCCTTTCTACAAGAGTAGGCGTTGATATTGATACTTTCACATATAAAGGAAAAGCAGCTTATATCGATGACCCTGAAATGTTAACACAAGGTTTCCACCTTGATTCAAGACTTGACCCATCAAGCTATTCAAATAAAAAAGGACCAAGAATAACAGTTGATGGTGAATCAGGATATACATTCGATGCAGTATCAGTTCAAAATAGAACTTCCACATTGACAGATATTCCTGCAATTGGAACTGAAGCCCTTATGAGCGGCTCAATTTACGAATATGTAAATCTTCGTAAGTTCACAGTTTACTTCTATGGAGGCTTCGATGGATGGGATGTTTACAGAACTCAGAGAACAAATACTGATGACTTCAAGATGTCAAGATACCTTGGTACATTTGACACCAATAGTGGAGAAGGATATTCATTCAATAGAATAGATGACCCAGATGCAATTGGACTTAACCAAGGTGGTATTACATCTGACTGGTATGCATATCTTGCTGCATACAGACAGTTCGCTAACCCTGAAGCAGTTGACATCAACGTGTTTGCAACACCAGGTATCGATTATGTAAATAACAATACTCTTGTTAACGAAGTAATTGATATGATTGAAGAAGAAAGAGCAGACTCAATCTATGTTGTAACTACACCTGATAAGCCAAACGGAGCAGGAGATTTCGTTGATGAAATGTACACACCTGATGATGCAGTGTTCAACCTTGAGGATTCAGAGATAGATTCTAACTATACTTGTACATATTATCCTTGGGTTAAATATCTTGACCAAGATAATAATCAGTATATCTATCTACCTGCAACAAAAGACGTGGTTAGAAACTTTGCACAGACCGATAATCAAACATTCCCTTGGTTTGCTCCTGCAGGTCTTGACCGTGGTGATGTACATTGCGTAAGAGCACACTTCATTACTAAATTAGCTGACGAAGATGTTCTTTATGAGGGAAGAATTAACCCAGTTAAGACATTCGCAACAGATGGCGTTAAGATTTGGGGCCAGAAGAACTTACAGATTCGTGAGTCACAACTTAACAGAATCGCAGTTCGTAGACTTCTTCTTAGAATGAGAAAACTTATTGCAATCGCTTGCAGAAGTTTAATCTTCGAGCCAAACGACCCAGTAACAAAGAACATGTTCTTGACAGCAGTTACTCCAATCATGGATAACATCAGAGCAAACAGAGGTATCTCTGATTATAAGATTGAGGTTAATGATACAGTTGAATCACGTGATAGACGCGAACTTCCTGCAAAGATATACTTCAAGCCATATAACGCATTAGAGTACGTTGTTCTGGACTTTATACTTACACCAGAAGGTGTATCGTTTGATAATATTTAATTTTAAAAATCATACAATGAATTGGGGATTAACGAGAGTTAGTCCCCAATTTTTATTTTTATCCTTAATAAATTTCTTTTTTTTTTCAAATACTTATTGTATATCGTTCCCAACAAAAAAGAGAATTGGCTAAAGAATATTATAGAAATAAGAGATATTTCACCGATTTTATAAAAATCAATATTGACTCGTTATTACAGTGATATTTTTTATGGTTATTAGATATTTATTATAAAATATTCGAATATGGAAAAAAATAAAAATTTTGTAAAAGATTTACTTAGTGATTTAAAGAATACTTCTAAATATCTTTCTGAGGCTTATATATTTGATGGAGAAGAAGGTACTCCAGGCGAACCAGGAATGGAAGAAAATCCTGAAATGGGTGGTATGCCTATGGAACAGCCACAACAGCAACAGGACGCTCCCGGAGCAATGCAAAACGCAGAAGAGCAAGCAATGCACGCTCAAGAGATAATACAGCATGAACCAATTATAGGTAAAATAAGAGAAACAGCAATAGAAGGTCTTAAAAAATATTCTGACCATCCTACCTCTAGCTTATATGAATTTTTCAAGAAAGTATTCTTAGAGGCAGATAAAGTTTTAACTAATACCGGAAGTAAAAAGTAAAACATTTATGGCAAGACAAATTATAAGGCTAACTGAATCTGATTTGCATAGAATTATAAAGGAATCTGTAAATCAGATTATAAAGGAGGAAACCGAAGCTGATTTAGAAGCAGCAAAGAAAAGGCTCTTAAAGGCTAAAAAGGGAAGAGACACAAAGGAACTTGTTGACGCAACAAAAGAATATCATAGAATAAAAGCGCTTCTTGGACAATCTAAGACAATTGTAAACCCTGATGTTAATTTTTCAAAAGAAAAAAACAAGGAAAAAGGAATAAAAACAAGTCATGGAAAATTTGGAAGGCCAAATGATATTGGAGCTTTAAGACAAATTAACAAGGATGATAATGAGAAATTGCAGGTAAACGATGTTGATGCAATATTGGGAAATAATTAAAGGATAACCGTTTTGGCTATCCTTTTTTTATCGTTGTAACACAAGAAAAATGAGCGAATCGGAAAGATTCGCCCATATGTTTGACAAGTCAATTGGACTTGTTCGTAAATGGTCTGAGATTAGAGTTGGTCTTGTGGCTGCTTAACTTCTATCGTTATTTCCGCATATTCTTTACCGTCTCTATCATGTATAAATCCTTGGTAAAAACTCTCGCCACCTTTGGGGCAACTAAATCCTTTAAAATATAACCCTAAACGATTACACTCTTCTTCTAAATACTTAGGCAATTCTTTATCTGCAAGCCCCCATATTTTAGTATCAAAATCATATTCATTTGGGTCATCAGGTTTATCGTAAGAATCATCGCCAATATCATTTACCCATCCAGCATACTCCCATTCGTTCAGCACACTATTCACAGACTCTTTCACAATTCTATGTAAATCAGATTCTGTAAGTCTTATAAGTCTTTTATTCATATTCTATACGTATTTTTATAATAAATATCACGATGAATTTGTTTTTCTTAGATTTTTTATGTATCTTTGCAAAAATAAGGATATTTATTGTAGAATTAAAGTTTATAGGATATGAAAAAGAAACAGATACTTCAAGAGGGTATCATCCTCCAAGAAGAAATTGACAATAACGAATGGCTAACTATTGATGAGGCAAAACAAGAAACATTTGGTGAGTTTATATAAAAAGAACCCCACCTTCTGCGGAGGTGAGGAAAGAAAAAGAGTTTTTGCTTTTAGAGAGTCACTTAGATTAGTTTACTCTTTACAGTCATCAAAGATTTAACATACAAGATGTATTCTTTGGTTGTTTTGAAAAAGTTCTTTTTCATAGGCAACAACTCCTTTCTGCCCTTTCTTTCAGCTTCCATGTTATTATATCACACGGTGATAGTAAACATCGCAGAGAGGAAACTTGATGGCAGATGCAAAATTACGAAATCCCATTGACATACATTGAATATGCCAATGGGATTTATTCATTATTAACAAAAAAGAAAATGAGCAACCGTGTTTGGCTGTTCATTTTTAGTAGTTATTTGGGTCAACTTCTATATTATTGCTTTTTTTAGGCTATTATAATACACGTTATTATTATTTGTAAAAAGTGTATTATTTGGTCTTGTATTAAATTCAATCTCAATTGGTTTGCTTTTGCGTTATCTACAATATAATGAATAACTGTATTAGCTATTACACAACCCAATAAAAGGAATTCATTGATGTTTAATAAGAATATTGCCGGTAGCATTATTGCAATTGACCATTCAAGCGAGTGTTCAAATAACGCCATAATGTAATCCTTCCCATATTTCTCAATTGAAAGTCCTTCATTTTTGCATGTGTTAATCCACCATGATTTTTGTTTTAAATATGTGAATTTATCCTGTAGTACAAAGTCATCAATTAGGTGGCAAAAAAACATTAAAAGTAAAAGTTTAATCATATTTAGCTTGCTCAATTATTTCTTCCCTTTTCATAACGCAAATATACAAAAAATATTTTAAAAACAAAAATGGCACACAAAAAGTATGCCATTTTTTTGTAACTTGTTGATTTTCAGATTAATACGCCAATACTGCATAGTCAAATCTCAAAGTAAGTTGTATGGTCGCAAGGTCAGAGCTTTGGTAATCAAGGTCTCCAAAGTTAACGGTTGTAAGCATACAGTTTTTAAGAATCCATTTTGATACAACTACACCTGTTGGGTCAAGCATTTCAAGCTCAACATCACGCTTATAACCTGCCGCATAGCCTTGTCTTCCGGTAACTGATTCAGAATGTAAACGAACCCATTCCATAACAGCTTGTGATGCGGATGGACCAATTGGGTCACGAAGTGTAACCTGAATTGTATCCCATGTATAACGACCTACAACCCAAGTTGATGTGTTTAAGAATGGTATCTGTGTCTCTTCCTGCGTGATTGAAGGACGAGAAGCTGAAGATAACCACCATTCTTGTATTCCCAAATCTGCCGGGAATCTAAATAGCCATCTATTTTTCCTTAACGGTTCGTAGTTAAGTGGCATTTTCAAAAGTAAATCTGACATGTCTTTATTATTTTTTAATAATTAATTATTTTTTAATAAATATATGTTTTTTTATTTTTTTAATTAATTCTTTGTATATTTGTATTATTAAAATTATTTTTAGAAAAGATGTTTTGGTTAAGGGAGGCTATGATAAGGATAAAACAGAGCATGAGATAATGTTAGAAAGAGAAATATATAGGATATATGATTGTGGATGCGGAGTATATCAATATACATTGAAAAAGGAATAGAGATTTTCATCTATTCCTTTATTTTTTTGCAATAATGTTTATTTTTTATAAAAAATATATACATGAACATATTAATTGTAAATTATAACACACAAAAGCTTACGTCTGCTTGCATAAAAAGCGTTAATAAGCATACTCCTGGCACGAATATATATGTATTTGATAATTCGGATAAAGAACCGTTTGTAAATGAGTTTGAAAATGTAACTGTTTTTGACAACACAAGTGAAAAAATAATAAATTTCAATAATTTATTAGAAAAATGTAAAGCAAATACAAGTTTTGGTGCTGAAAGTAATTTTGGGACAATAAAACACGCAAGTAGTGTTGACAAATGTTTTGATTTGATAAATGATAATTTTATTTTGCTTGATTCTGATGTGTTACTTAAAACTGATATAACAGAAATTTATGATGAAAATTATATATACGTTGGCGACACTAAAAAAAATTGTTTATCTAAGAAAACAAGAGTTTCTCCGCATATATGTTTTATCAATGTTAAAGAAGCTAAAAAAAATAGAATAAGATATTTTGATGAAAAAAGAATAGTAGGAGTTTCAGAAGAGGGAGATGAATATGATACCGGTTCATCATTTTATTATGACTGTGTAGGGTTTAAAACTAAAGAAATAGATGAAAAAAAATACATTGTACATTATGGCGCTGGTAGTTGGATAAAGTTAGCAAAAACAAAAAAACGTAGTGTTGAAGAATGGCTGAAAAAATATTCTTACTTATGTGAAAAAAATAAAAACGATATAGATATATTTATTTGCACGCACAAAGATTTTAAGAAAGTTGTTAATAATGAAGTATATAAAATAATTGACACGAGAGACTTTAATAACAGCAAATATGTTTTAAAAGATGATTTTTATTCAGAATTATTATCTTATTTTTATATAGCAGATAACATTGAACTAAAAGATTATGTTGGATTTTGTCACTATCGTAGATATTTTAATTTTTTGGATAATATTCCAGATATTGATGAATTATTTAAATCAGTTGATTGCGTGATTGCCAAGCCAATTGTTTTTAGAAGAACTAATAAAGCGCAATATGCATCATGCCATAATATTGAGGACTTATATATAATTGGTGGGATTTTGGCTGATAAATACCCTGAATATACAAGGGCGTTTAAAATTGTAATGAATAGCAAATTATTTGCTCCATACAATATGTTCATTATGAAACGTGAAAACTTTTTGGAATATATAAAGTTTATTAAAGGCGTTTTGGATGATTATGTTGAAATAGTTGGAACTGATATTACAAAAAGGATAGAAAATAATAAGGATAAATATTTAAAGAAAAGTTATCCAAATAATACCGTTGAATATCAATATAGAATTGGTGGGTATTTGGCTGAAAGGTTAACAAATGTATTTATAATAAATAAATTCAAAAAATTGAAGGCTTATCCTGTTATTGTTACTGAAGACAAGTATAAAAAAGATAAAAACGTGGACACTATAGAAGAAAAACAAAAATTACAAGAAAATCAAAAATAATAATACCTATGGACAAAAAAGAAATGTTATATGAAATATCTTTAAAATATAATACTTTAAAGATGTATGATAATACAATCGAACAGATGAAGAAAAATGGTAATACTGGTGATTCTTTAAACACAATTATCAAGGAAAGGGATAATATTGAACAAGAATTAATAAGCCTATTTGACCCGAAATTGGCAACTCCAATTAATAGTTTTACTAAAGACCCATCAATAAGTGAGGAAAAATTAAATGGTAATAAGTTTATTCAAGCAGCAAAGAAAAGATGTGAATATAAGAAGTTATATGATATAAGAAAGAATTTCTTTGACGATATTGAAAAGCCTACTCCTGTTGGATTTATACCTGAAAACGAGTTAAAAGAAATTGTTGAAAGAAAAGAATACAATAAAAAGCCAACATATGCTGATGTTCAGGAAAAGATTTCAAATTCTCAATGGATAAGCAGGTCTAATTTTATTGTTAGATTTAATAAGGAAAAGATTAACATTGATGAATGGAGGGTTTCTTCATTTTATTATCAAGACAATGGAAACCTTTCAGTTACCATGAATGACTTTGCTGAGAAAAGCAAAGATGGAACTTACAATATTCTATCAAAAATTGCTTTAAAACTTCAAAAAGATAGATATGCCGGTGATATAATTGTAGATATTATTACCAATTCAGGCGAATTGCTTTATAAAATGGTTTTTGCAAATTGTGAGTTCAAATATGCTGACAGCGATGGGTTTACTTATGAATCAGCAGAATTAAGAAAAACTATTTTGAATTTTCATTTTGAAAAATTACATATTTTAGCGCCAAACGAAAAGTTGAATGAAACAACCAATTAAAAGAGGTAAAAAAATAGATGGCAAAAAACCAAAAACAAAAACCCGTTTAAGAAAGCCAAATGGTAAACTTGAACGGGTGCATCCAAAGTTTGGAACGTCGAAATTGGAACAAGATTTTGCTGAGAAATTTTTGGATAAACTTGGTATAGAATATGTTTGGCAGTTTGAAGCAAAGGATATTGGAAGATTTTATGATTTTGCAATTTTTCCAAAAGAAGGCGGCATGATATTGCTTGAGATTGATGGCTCATATTATCACTCTGACCCAAGGGTTGTTGATGAAAATAAGTTATCTCCAATGCAGAAGAAAAATAAACGTGTTGACGAGCATAAAAATGAATGGGCATTAATGCATGGCATCCCAATTATGAGAATATGGGAATATGACATAAGGAATAACCCATCAGGCGTTATGAAAGCATTGAAGGAAAGGCTATATATTGAGGATAAGGTACAAACGAAGTTAAATAGTAAGAATAAACGGCATAAAAACATATTAAAATAATGAACATATACGATATTGAAAGAAAATACTTCACATTGCACTTAGATGAAGCAGCAGGTATGATTAACAATTATAATAAAATTGGAGAAGAGTTATATGACTGCATTTCTACGTTAAAGCCTAATTTAGTCGGACCAGGATTATATATAAGAAGAATTAATAATTATGTTTTGAAGTATGATTGCTTCATAAAAACCATAAATATTAAATATTTTTCTTATACTAAAGATGCTGATTATAATAGTAAATTTATTCCTGAAAATGATTTTGAGCATTTGAGTAATGATAAAAGATTAATCAATTGTACAATACAAATTAGTGAAAAGACTGATAATCCAAATGTGGTAAATAAAAATCTTTTTATGCGCGTTTTTTCTCATGAAGTAGAGCATGCATATAGATATTTTTCAATTTTATCACAAAATAATGGAAATACTTTAAAATCTGTTAATAAATCTAACAATTTATATACTTCTGCATTTAATACTAAACATGAAACAAAATACGGTAATGATGTGTTTGATATGCTTAGAAAGGCTATTTATTTAATTGATAATGACGAAGTTTCTGCTTTTGTGAATCAAACATATGAAGAAATTCGACAAAAAACTTATATAAACAGAAATAACATTACAGACTATTTTAATGAATTCAGAATGTATAGAGAAAACCTTGTGCTAAAAAACATTGTAGACGTGTTTGATGAGTTAATAAAAAAAGAAAAGGGTAGAAAAATTTGTAATGAATTTTTAAAACAAACATATGGCGATAGATGTACAGGTAATAAGGCAATAAAAATGTTTAGACAAAGGTTAATAACCGCATTAGATTATCGAATTGATAAGTTTTTGAAAATTGTTAGTAAAGCACTGATTGATTTTAATAGGGTTAATAATGATATTCAATATGAACCAGATGAAATGAGGTTGGAAGGACTTGTTAGAAATTTAGATTTAATTTTTTAAAAAATATTGATACTATGAATATTACGTTATATGTAAAATTGGAAGGTTTTGATGATGGCGATTTTGATATGAGCAACGATTACTATAAGTCTGATGATGATTTCTTTGATGCTATGGATAGAGAAAATAGAAAATATTCAGGCGTCACTAAGGATGCGTTATACCACATTAGTATGAAAGGAAATAAAACTACTGCAAGTTTTGGTGCTTTATCAAAATCATCAAAAAATGCAAAAGAGAATAATTATAAATCAGAAGCATTGCTTTTTGATGAAAACGGAAATGATGAAACTGTTGATAATTTGATTTCAAACGCATTATCTCAAGATGTTGTAATTAATATCATCAAGTTTAACCGTGATTCAATGGATGAAGAATTTGAAGAGGATTATAATTTTTGGATTGAGGAGCATGAAAATCTTAATAACCCAAAATATAAAAACGCTCTTGGAGAAGATAAAGTTTGGCAAAATGAACCAACAAGAACATTCTATGTTGAATTTTTAAATAAAGCCAATGAAACAAAATATGTAAGATTTGAAAATTGCAAGATATTAGATAAAGGCGATGATGATGAATATGCAATTTTGGCAGAAAAAATAACATTAATCGAAAATATTTAAAATAGTTATGGCAGGCAAAAAGAAGTTAACCCCTGAACAAGAAAAGGAAATTAAAATATTACAGGCAACAAATGAAATGTATGAACGTTCCAAAGAAGAAACAAAAGTCAGAGGAACAGAGCAAGCTGTTAAGAGAATTGAAATAGCTCAAGAAGAAGTTCAACAAAAGATAAAGAACATTATGAATGGCACAATTCAGCATATTGAAATTCCCCAGGAAGAAATAAAACCAATTGTAATTGAACATAAGCCAATTATTGAAAAAGATGAAGATATTGAAAACTTGAATAATTCAAATTTCTTTTCAAACAATAATAATACAAATGATTCTTCTGATTCAATTTTTGATATTTTGGAAAGTCATAAAAAAGAGGAAGAAGAAAGAATTAAGAAACGTAAGAGAAGAGGTACAGAAACACATATTGAACAAGAAACAGGAATTAAATATGGCGAGGAAATTGTAAATCCGACAAACACAACATTTAACAATATTGATTCGACTGCTCAATATGATGTCATTTCATTGCCAAGTAACGGAGAATGCTATAAAAATAAAGTTGGTAGAATACCTGTATCTTATTTAACTGCTTATGATGAAAATATCATTACTTCTCCAAACCTTTATCGTGATGGACTTGTAATTGATTATTTGCTTAATAATAAAATAGTAAATAAGGATATTAATGTTGAAGATTTGGTAAGCGGTGATGTCGATGCAATTGTATTGTTTCTTAGAGCAACAAGTTATGGCGTTGATTTCCCTGTTGCTGTAACTGACCCTGATTCAGGAGAGGTGATTGAAACTACTGTTGATTTAACCAAAATTAAATCAAAGGAGTTTAAGTTAAAGGGTGATGAAAATGGTCATTTTTCATATACATTACCAAAATCAGGAGTTGAAGTTAAGTTTAAGTATTTGACGAGAAAAGAAGAAAATGATTTAAGAATCCTTTCAAGAATTGAAGGAGAGGGAATGAATGCTCTTGATTTGAGGGATGCGAATAGAACAATCACAAACTTATTAAAAACTGACTCAATACTTGATTCAAAGGAAAAAACAGTTATTCTTGAAGCAACAAGAAAGATTAACGAATGGGCTAAGAAAATAGAAGATAAAAATGAAAATAGGTTCAATAGAGCAATTACCAATAGGATGGAAATGCAGATAGTTGCAATTAATGGCAATTATGATAAAGAATATATTAGAAAGGCTATTTACAATATGCCAGCTAATGATTCTCTTATGCTGAGGAGATATATTCTTGATAATGAACCGGGGTTAGATTTTGAGGTTGAAATTGAAAGACCTGAGAGCCTTGGAGGTGGCTCATTTAAAACCTTTCTTGAATGGAACGATACTGTTTTCTGGAATATCGCCTGATTATGAAAGGTATCTTAAGGAAGAGTTGTTTGGCTGTTTTAAGCATATAAAAATGCCTTTTGATGAACTGTTAAAAATGCCAACAAGAGATAGAAAGTTTTATATCTTGAAGCATAATGAAGCAGCAGAGTCAGAAAGAAAAGAATATGAAGATATGCAAAAAGGCGGAACAGCCAAGACAGAAGCAATTGATGCATATACCGATATTGACCAACAAAATCTTAAAAATGCAACAAATAGATGATGGGAACTTCAAAAAGTTCCCATTTTTATTTAAAAAAATGAAATATTTAGTATTTATATGTAATTAAAATAACTGTATAAAATTAGTTTTTGAATAATATATGGGACCAGCAGCAGCCGCACTCTTAAGAGGACTTGGAGCAAAACTTGGTGGGAAAGCAGGAATGGCAATAGATGCATATATGCAGATGAGCGCATATAAGGAAGTTTTTAGTCAATTGAAATCTGATGCTATAAGTGCTTTTAACTTTATTGGCGGAAAGTGGATTGAAATGCAAGATATTGCATTCCAAACAGGTCGTTCTATGGCCATGAGTCGTGAAATGGCTATGCGTTATGACCGTCAGTTAATGCAAACCACAAAAGAGCTTGCAAGACAATACGGTATAACTGCCAAGGAAATTGCTGATTTCCAAAAATCATATGCTGAAGCGGTTGGCAGAAATGTTACCTTATCAAGAGAACAGCTTGCTCATATGTCTGCTTTATCAAAAATTGCAGGTGAAGATGCAGGTAGACTCGTCGATGAGTACGATAAAGTTGGTATAGGTATTGCTAGGGCAACGGCATACACAGGAAGATTGCAAGAAAGGGCTAAAGCATTAGGCGTTAGTCCTGCTAAGGCAACCAAAATGATGGCTGACAATATTAAGCTTGCTGCATCATATTCATTCAGAAATGGCGTTAATGATATTGAGAAGATGTCGTTAAGAGCCGCTTCAATGAGAATGGATATGAACGCAATAATGTCTGCCACAGAGAAGTTTGCTGACATTGATAAGGCTATCAGTACTTCTGCTAATATTCAAATGCTTGGCGGTAGTTTTGCAAGGGAATTCAGCAATCCAATGGGTGCTATGTATGAATCGATGGCAGACCCAGAGGCATTCCAAGAAAGAATTCTCAGAACTATCAGAGGAAAGGGCTCATATAATGAAAAAACTGGAGCTGTAACATTTGACCCAGTTACAATGCGCATGATGCGTGAGCTTGCTAGTAATCTCGGTATGACAGTTGACCAAATTACTAACCCTGCAATGGCTGAAATTCAAAATCAAAAAGTTGAGGAAGAACTCAGGGCTAAAAACAATAAGGAATGGGACAAAGCTCAATTGGCCGCTATTAAAAATCTTTCAAGGACAAACGTTGATGAAGAAACCGGCGAACATTTTGTAACCCTTTTAAATGATGGTAAAGAAGAAAAGGTATTCTTAAAAGACCTTACAGAAGAGCAACTGAAAATTGCACAAGACTCTCAAATGACAGAGGAAGGGTTGTGGAATGATGTTGCTGACATTAAAACAATTCTTGAAAGAACTTTAGGCCGTGCAAGGGGTACTACATCTACAAAAGAAAACATTACTGGTTTAGGAGCTGAATGGGATGCATTCACCTCACAAATCCAAAATGGTTTAATGGGTACATTATCCGGTTGGCTTAATGGTAATAGTTTCCAACCTTGGGACTTGTTTAAGAACTTATCGTGGCCTATTGGTCAAATGGATGTTTTTACTCATGGCACTGAAGGATTTGCTGAAGGCGGTTTAGTGGAGCCTATTCCTCATGCAGCTCTTGGTACTGTAATCCAAGGTTCTTCCACTATGGGTGATAAGACTCCAGTGTTAGCCAATGCCGGTGAAATGATATTAAATCCTCGTGAACAAAAAGGATTATTCGACCTACTTAGAGACATTGCCACTACAGGTTTAATGGCTTATGGTGGTAATAAATTGGGTAGAAAGTTTGGAATGCATGGCATTGGCACTAACATGGCATTAGGAAACCTATTAAGTGGTGGAAACATGGGAATAGGAGGAATGCTTGGCAGTGGGGCAGGAATGCTTATGCAAGGCAGAATGATGCGTGGAATGCAGCCAATGGGAATGATGCCAATGGGAGGATTTAATAGACCTATAACACTAATGAATCCTACTGTTATGATGAATGGGCAAACCATTATGAACGGTAGTATTGGTGACGGAACATTGGTTGAAGAATTGGAAGATATTGCTGATGCTGCTACTGATGCTACAAGAGCAACAAGAAGCTTTTCAACCAGATTAATGTCTCTTGCTCGAAGGAGAACATTAATGGGAAGTTTAACAAGAGGTTTATTACATATTGATAGAAGTAGAAGGCGTTTAGGAGCAAAAATTTCAAATGGCAGAATAGGACATTATTATAGAAATAAAGTTGCTGATTTGAAAATCAGAGGTATGTATGCCTCTGATTGGCTATCAAACACAAAAATGGCAAAAGGAGCAAGAAATTTTAAAACAGATGTTAAGTCTTTGTTTGCTTCTCCAGCTGTTGAACAAGAAATGGCAGTCGCAACTACCGAAGAAGCTACAATGTCTGCTAAACAAAAAAGGCTATCAAAACGTAAAAAAGCAAAAGCATTAAAGAGTCTTAAAGATGTAAAAAAATCTAATGCTATAGCAAAAGCATCAAGTAATGCCACAAAAGTTGTCAGCGAAACAACAAATGCTGTAAGTAAGGTTGGAAATGCAGGAAAACTTTTAGGAAAAGTTGGAAGTGTTGGTAAAGTACTTGGGAAAGCAGCAGGACCTATAGGAACAGCATTGGCTATTGGAGGCGCTATTAGTGATATGTCAGCAGCATCAAGTCAATATGATGCCAAGGTTGATGAAATAGAAAAAAGCGGAATGTCTGACTTAGAAAAAGCTCGTGCAAAGGATAGGGCAGCTAAAGAGAAAAATGCAAGTTACGGAGGTTCTGCCGGTATGGCAATTGGTGCAACGGCAGGGGCAGTTCTTGGGTCTGCATTTGGACCGTTAGGTACAATAGCCGGCGGTTGGCTAGGCTCTAAAGCAGGCGAGTTTATTGGCAAGGGTATTGGTGGTTTATTTGGCGGTGGAGAAGAAGACAAGCTGAAAGAAAGAGAAGAGAAGATGTTAGCTAATTCAGTTGAAGGCTCTGCTCCTGTTGCTAAGATTTTAACTTCAATTGATAAGAATGTTGCTTCAATATTGGGCAGACAGGTTAGCATGAAAGCTCTTGGCTTGACACCAATTTCTCCATCTATAAGAGCTTTACCTGACGTATCAGGTTTCTTAAAGGTTTCGCCAAATAAAGAAGGAGAAAATAGACAAGCTAGCAATGTTCCTCAGAAAACTGATATTAATTTAAATGTTAGTGGAACTATTAAACTTGAAGGAAATGGAAAGTCAATTGACTTTGATATATCTAAGTTATTGGAAACTCCTGAATTTAAGAGACAGCTTGCAGATATTATAAGCAAAAGGGTGAATGAAGACGCAAATGCTGGTAAAACAAGAAAAGAATACTCTTCAAAAAACAAATTCAGCGATTAATATTAATATTTAAAATTTTAAAATAAAGATTATATTTTCAATACTATGAGTTTTTTAAAAGAAGCATCAAGCATACTTGATAAAACAGCAAAGGTATTAAATGAAGCTGCGTTTGGGGATATTAGAAATATCTTCAACAACGGTAGCTTATATACTTTTATGACAGCACCAATTGGATTGCTTAATAAAAGCTATCCTCTTATGCTTGACCATATAAATAGAAACATAGGAAATATGGAATATGTGTATGATGGGTATAGCACGCCAATTGGAGAAGTTGCCAATCCATTCTATAATTCTATTGTTAAAACTCCTTGGTTTTATCTTGATGGTAATAAAAACAGTACCGCAAACTATATCGATTATATGAGAAACGTTTACGGTGCTACAATTAGTGTTGAAAATATAAATGAAGTTGACTTATTCCATATAAGTGATGAAGCCGCTTCTGTTGGCGTTATAGAAGGCCAATATGCAATTGAAGCATTAATTAATAACACACTTGTACCAACAAATAATAATGGAACAGGTACTGATACATATTTGGGAGAAAGTGGTGCTTATTATAATAGGGAAACACTTAGAAATGCTGTTGTTGCCAATAATAAATTAACTAATTCAATTACAGAACAACTAAGTGGATATTATGGTATTACAACAAAAAATTTAAAAAATTTAAAAAAAACTAAATCATACGCTTATAAAGTAAATGAAAAGACTGGAAGAATTGAAGATATATTATCTCCGTTAAATGATACTGATAGTCCTGTTTATGTTTCAAATTATGGCCATTATAACGATATTGGAGCTTATTCCGGATTTTATAATTCATTAAGTGATAAATCAAAAGTCTTTTTTGATAATTCTATTAAAGAAAACAAATATAGAATTAATAGTTCACGTTATGTCGATAACACAAAAAGAGATTCAATAGAAATAGATTTTTCAAAAGACTATATTAATTCCATGAAAATCACTCCTAGATATGAATATGGAATTAAAGGGCCAATAAGATATATTTTTAAATCGTATGAAAAATATAATCTTAGTTCTAACGCATCTGACGTTATGGACGGAGGCGTATATGTTTATACTGAAAATGAAAAAGGGTCTGCCACAACAATTTATTCAGGAAGTTTCAATTCAGGTGCAAAATTTACAAGATATACTTCATATAGTACAGGTTTAACTGCAAATGATATTCTTAAAAAGACAAATGATGCTTTTAAAAAGGGCGAATACAAAACAATCATAGCTCGTTTTCATACAGACTCAAGCGAGGATGATATGACTGATACTACTCAAACAGCAGTAAGTAAAAAGTATGGTTTATCTCATGGCAGAAACTTATTAAAACTTTCTCCTGATGATTCTGAAGGCTATGAAAATCCATATTGTAGGGTATGGACATTCCATCATCAATATCACAGATTAAAAGACGCTATAAGACCTTTGGGATTGGACGCAAATGATTTATATAATAAGTATGGCTTTAAAGAATTCACAGCAGACCATTCTGACATTGGCTTTGATAACGGCAGACAAAGACTTGAAAGGTTTGGCACGTTAAATAAAAATAATGGCCTTGTTAATATAACACCAATTGATAATGGCAACCCAAATAAAAAGGTCGATATTAAAAACTGTATGTTTTCAATTGAAAACCTTGCTTGGAAGGGAGCATTTAGCACAGACGCAGCATCAAGAGAAACATTCCAAGCCGGTGGGTTATCATCTGAACAAAAAGGACCATTTGGTGGTAGAATAATGTGGTTTCCACCGTATGACTTGAAATTTAATGAAGATGTTAGTGTTAATTGGAATGAAAATAATTTCATTGGACGTGGTGAAGGAATATATACATACACAAATACCACAAGAACAGGTAACTTAAGTTTTAAAATATTAATTGACCACCCTTCAATTATAAACTATTGGGAAAATAAGGGAAAGAGTGGCTCAAATTCTGTTGATGAAACAAAGGACCCTGAACAAGAGATATTAAGATTCTTTGCTGGGTGCGATATGCTTACTGCTAAACCATCTCCTGAATCTGAAGAAGAAAATGCAGTATATGATGAAGCAATTCCTTCTCCTGATGTTAAGGAATTAAAATTCTATGTCTTTTTCCCTAACAACTATAGTGGTAAAGATGACGATGTTGATTTTGCTATGAAATACTTAACCAATGGGTTAGGAGCCGGTAAGGAAAAAAGATGGCATTATAGCGCATCTAAGGGTTGTTATATGGAAGATAAGACAACCGATTATGATATACAATATGCAAAGACTGATAATGGATATGGTGGTTATGAAATGCGTCCAGATAAACCTATAAGTATTATAAGAAGTGTTGATGAAACCACTTATAATAATGGCTTTATTGCTGACATAAAGGTAGGTAATTATGGCAATGGGTTACATTGTAATGATGGAAAAACATCATTATATGTGCAAGAAGGTGATAGCACAAACACATGGTGGGAAAGAAAATGGTATTATAGGGTAGACAATGATTATAAAAACCAACTTTTGAAAAAAGAAAGCTATACAGATAGCGCAAGTTATTGCTTAAATTCAAAATCCGGTTTGGATATTGTAGCCAAACATTTTTCTATTGAAGACACAGATTATTTATTCAGCTTAGCTGATGTGTATGTTGCATTGGAAGGCGGTGACGCAGTAACCGTATTAGAAGGTCTTTATGATGCTAAAAAAGTTAATTTGTTTAAAAGTTTAATAAATAGGTATCAAATTGAAAGCGTTGAATGTGTTGGAACGGCTTCAGTTCAAGGCCACGATAAACTTAACAACGAACTTAGAAAAGATAGGGCATTTACAGTAAAAAATTGGTTATGTAAAAAGAGTAATAAGTTCGACGCAAATACAGTAAAGGCTACTCCAGGAGAAATTGGAGGAGAAGGTAGTGGCATTAATAATGGCGATGAAAGTTCATTAAATAATAAACTTTGGAGAAGTACTTGTGTAACAATCAAGTTTAAAACAGCAGCATCAAATACTATACAAAACTCCACAAAGGAACAATTTATGACTACTGACCCAAACACGCCAATAGATTCTCAAACAAGTATTGATGATATGTATCAAACTAATTATAAGACAGGTAATACTGAACAAACATACATTGATGATAGAATTTATTTTGATGATAGGGGCGAAAATGAATTAATTGCTGAAAGGGCTTTAAAGGATAGAGTTAAAAGCATTAGAATGAATGCTTTAAGTGATAATATTAATAGATTGGCGTTTAACGTTGGGGCAAGTGTTAGGGGAGGAAATGTAAACCTTAACAGTTTGTATGGGGCTGTTGCTGATTTTTCTGAACATTATAAGTATTTTAATTATGATTCTAATGGATATATTGTTGGAGATAGAGGAAAGAGTGGAAACATTTTAAATCAAATAATGACTCATAACAATGACACCAAAGCAGGTGCTGTTGTTAATCCTGCAAGTTATTTGCCTTCTGACATATTTAATGATACTGGAGCAAATAATGTAACAGAAAGAGAAGGAACTAAGAATAATAAGCCTACAAGATATGACAATGAGGCAAAGTTCTTCTCAATGTTGGAAAAGGAAGAACCATTCTTGCATCATAAAATAAGTGATAAAATTAAGTATTTTGACCCTGCATTCCATTCAATAAGTCCTGAAGGATTTAATGCAAGATTAACGTTCTTGCAGCAATGTACAAGACAAGGACCGACAATTGGCCAAAGTGATAATTTCGCTGTTGACAATACAGCAAATAACTTATCATTTGGTAGACCTCCTGTATGTATATTAAGAATTGGTGATTTCTATTATACCAAGATATTGATAGATAGTTTATCAATAAGCTATGACCCATTGATGTGGGATTTAAATACAGAGGGTATTGGAGTTATGCCAATGATTGCTGACATTAATATGAGATTTAAGTTTATTGGTGGTAGCAGTCTTGCTGGGCATATTACAAGGTTACAAAATGCTCTTTCATTTAACTATTATGCAAATACTGAGGTATATGATGATAGGGCTGAATTGGCTGATTATGATGAGGATGGAAATATAACTAAACTTGGAACTAAGAATTTAACAGTTTAAAACTATGGCATCTTACGACCGTTATTATAAATTTAGAAGAAATGGGGCAATATTACATGTCCCATTTATAGAAATACCTAAAAGAACAACTGATTATTATACATATTATGTTGCAGGTAAGACAAGGCTTGATTTGTTATCATATCAATATTATGGTGACGCAAACTATGATTGGTTGATAATGCAAGCCAATCCTGAATATGGTTCATTGGAGTTTAAAATACCAGACGGGGCGAGAATTAGAATTCCTTATCCATTGGAAGCAGTGATAGCGCAATATAATAATGATATTGATGTTTATGAAGAATTATATGGTTTAACTTAAAAGTTGAAATGGGAAAAACAAGAGTTGGAAGAATAGAAAATAATATAGTATATGTAGAGCCTAATTACATCAATTCTGTTGAGGAATATGATGCAAATGGGCTCAATACTTATGAGTTTACGCCACCACTTGAGGATTATTGTGTTTTTGTTAACCTTGAAGTTGAAACAAGAGGTAGAAATGTACAGACAAGTAAATCTTCAAATGGTAAAACTATGGTGTTAAGTTACATGACAAAATTGGATGGCGATAGTTCAATTAATTTCATGCAAGGCTCTAAAGTGCCTATTGGAGAAAGTGGAGTTACTATGAACTCTTTAACCACCAACTACACAGACATATATCTTGGAGATTTAAAGAAAAATGGTCCTTCAACTGAAATGTTTGGTATTAATTCTATTGATATTGCATATAACAGTTATATGGTTCCTGAAGTAACAATAGAATTCACTGATATTCGTGGAGTCGCATTATTTGCTCAAAAAGAGTTATATGAGTCAAGTTTAATATCAGATAAGGCAATAAATGGAGAAAAATATACTGATATTGCAAATACTTTTTTCCAATGTTTTTTCACGTTTCCATATCCAAAGTTTAGGTTATATGTAAAGGGTTTTTATGGAAATCCTGTTTCATATGAATTAACTTGTGCTGATTTTAGAGGAAGATTTGACTCAAAAACAGGTAATTTTGGTTGTACAGCTAAATTTGTAGGATACCATTTTTCATTTCTAAATGATGTTATGATGAATGGATTGGTTGCTGCACCTTATTCTGATTATATTGGAGCAAAATACTGGGAAAGTAGAAAATTTAAAATTACAGGAACTTCAGAAAATGAAATAGCGATGCCAAAGATTGGATGGCTCATAAACAAAATGAAAGACATCGAGTCTATGGCAGATAGAATTTCTCAATCTGACCCCACAGCTCAAGAAAAAGTAACACTTGATAAAAAATCAGAAAGGTATCAAAATATAGAAATAGCTTATAGCAATTATGCGAGAGAAATTTCAAGAATTGTCAAAAGAAAATATTCAGAAGATGAATTAAAACTCATGTATTATTCTGTTAATAGCAAAAATGGAGTTCCTAAAAGTTCTATTATTTTGATAGCTGATGAAATATCAGGAGATGATTTTGAAGATTGTTTTGAAGAAACAAGCCAATTAGATAACTATTATGATACATTTGTTGAGGAATTAGAAAAGTATAATTCTGAATTCCCGGATGAAAAATTGCCCGAAGTAAGTAAATTTCATGAGTTTGATTCAAAACAAAGGATTTTTTCTGCCGCTGATAAGAAAAAAGTATTTATGGAAGATAAAGTAAATGACGATATTAAAAGCGACAACGAAGAACTTTATAATTTATTCAAACAAGGAGTTAATGAAAGTAATAAGGAAAACGTAAGCAGGCTATTAAACAATAAATATGCTTATTATTTTTATGATAATGGGTTTGTTAACATATTAGAATCTTACAAGGAAGCAAATGGCGAAAGAACAAAAGAAGTAGAAAAAGAAATTGAAAAATTACACGATACTGCTGTTTCTAAAGCATTAGGCTTTCATCCTACAGTAGAAAATATTACAAAAATTGTAATGGCTCATTTTGAGACGTTTGCAAGGATGATTTTTGAAACATCTAAAATCATATGTGGTCAAAAACCCGCAAGAACAATAGAATCTTTACGTGTTGGAGATATAAGAGACTTTTCTGATATAAAGAATAAAGACAATGATAAAGCTACTATAGTTCCACCATTCCCAAAAGTAACAACTGAAGTTAAAAGAGAAAACTCTACAATAAGAGAAGAATCTTGGGTAGGAAATTATGAAGGAGATTTTAGAGAAAAAGACCTTGTTCATGGAATTATAAATGGTGTAAAGGAAATTGCTAAAGATATACAGAAATACGAAGACTCAGAAGGGGCAGGTAATGGTGGTGGTTCTACAACTTCAAATACATCTGTTACCAAATATCCATTAACACCACTTGATATGATTGCTGATAGTAAGCCATATTTAGACGGTATATTAGACTCTAATGATTTACCTAACGTTTTAGGACTTGTTGGTTTAAGGGCCGTACAAATATTGTCTACCACTAATTTCCAAGATTGGGGTTCTCAAGCCACTGCTTTAGGAGAGGCTGAGGCTTATAATTTCCTTAGTAATAACAAAGTAAATAAAGATTTTAGTGAAAAAATTTCAGGGCTTAATGGAGATGATATTCTTGAAATGATGATGGGTTCTGAAGGAAGAATAAGGAAGACCGGTGACTCTTGGCCTTGGCAATTTAACGGAGAAGCAAATAGAGGGATAATAAATGCTGATGGTAGTTTGAATATTTGTTTCGCTAATTCTGGATTTACTATACCATATCAAAATTTATCTTGGAGTAAAATAAACAATGAAACAAAGCAATCTACAAAATCACATTATAGTAATGATTATATAAACACATCACCATATAGAGATACAAAATCAAATAGAGTTATAGCCAAAGAAAATTCATTTACATATGATACAAATATAAATAGATTTTCAACTATTGCTGAATCACAATTAACAGGAATTGACAATATTGGGTATTATCAAGAAAAATTCTTAAAAGAGTGTAAGTATTCATCAACTTTTTATAAAGATAATTGCCTTAATGATAGTAATGCACAAAATATTATAGCATATATAATAGAAAATGCATCAGCAATAACTCCTTCTAATGGCTCTTGTATGCTTCCAACTTCTAAAAACGCTTTTTCAAACGAATCGTTTGAACATGGGTATAATATGAATTATTTTAATAAAGAGTATCCAGGAAACGGTGGAAGTGGACAAATATGGGTCAAGGGTTGGAAAGATAAAGATGGAAATGATGTTAAGCGAAAGGGGTCAGATGGATATACTAAATACTTAGAGGAATTTAACTATAGAGATTTCACATTTACAGAATTTCCTGGTGTTGATACTGATTTAGAACCAAATAGAGATGTTTCTATATTTGGAGAATTATTATATTATTGGCAAAAAGATGTTAAAGCAAAAGCATTATTGTTTTTGGCTTCTCTTGGTTATGCTATAAATTATCATAAGATTATTTTGCAATTTATTTGCAATAAGCAAAGAACAATGCAAGTAATACCGTTACCTGCTGTATTATTTGCGGGTGCTCTATTATGGGCAGAAACTACCTCTGAGGGCAAGAAAGCATTGTCAGATGGTAAGATTACCACATACCATTATAAAGACCAAGTAGACGCTCTTAAAACGCTTAATAGAAGTGTTATAGAACGTTTAATGGGCATATTCAGTAATTGGATTAACAATGGCATCAAAAATGACTCATTATTGCGTTCATTTAACGAAATGAGAGAGGGGCTTGAACTTCATTTGATTCACAAAGATGGAAATAAGGAAAGAACATATGAAGAATTCTTTTTAAAAATTCCTGAAATTGAAGACAATGGCGTTTTTGGAGGGAAAAATGAAGATATTAAGAAATTTGACGAGTCATACAATTCAATAATGGATTTCTTAAAAGGCGAATTGGATGACAATTTCTTCAGAAACTACATAACAATTGATGAAGATTCAAAAGGAAGTTCAGAAGATGGAACAATAGGCTTAAGACTCGGAATTAGAGACGGAGGACCAAGTGCAATACACGCTTGTAATTTCGCTTTAGCTGGGTGTATTTTTTCTAAAAATAGTAAATACTTTAATGAAACAAATGATATTGTTCCTAAAGCAGATACTGGTGAATTAATTCAATTCTTTAATGGATTCTTATCAGTAATACAAAATATTAAAGTTGACAGTGATGGAGTAAGCACACAAATATCACAAGCAAAAGAACCAGACGATTCCAATGATGATATAAAAATTGGTATATATAGATATTGCAAGATGATTTATGATAAATGGATTGCTGGTATAAGTGAAGAAGAATTTAATAAATCTTTGACAATAGAAGCATTTTTTGATGATAATAGAGAAGATAAGTATTTTTATTTCATAGACGCTTATTACAACAAAGCCGAATTCATTAAAATTAACATAGGAGATTTTTGCGATAGAGTTGTTAGTTGCTACAGAAATGAACAATTCTCATTATTATCATTTTTATCAGGATTATATCAACAAAATAAACTTAATTTCTTATGTGTGCAAAACTTTATAGATTTGGGAGATAAGAAAAATCTTGAAAAAATGTTTGATACAATATCATTCAATGAAATAAGATATATAAAAGACCATCCAAATTTCATTGTTATGTATCCATATGAGTCATCAAATTATCTTGACATCGAAAACAGTGAATATGAAAATGATGGCTTTATGATAAATCAACCGCCAAGTACAACGAACAAATGGCCAGAGGCGTTGACATCAAGAAACGCAAATTCATCAACAAGATATAATATTCCAGCTTTTGGGGTTTCTTATGGAAAAATGTATCAAAGTTATTTTAAAGATGTTGATGTGTCGATGGATAGCCCAATTGTAACTGAGCAATCAATTAAGGCTCAATTTGCTATTGCTTGTCAAAACAACACCGGAGAACAAACCGGCGATAGGTCTAAAATTTATACTTATGGCCAAGATTTATTTTCAATTTATTCAAATAACTCATACACATGTACGGTAACAATGATGGGTTGTGCATGGGTACAGCCTCTTATGTACTTTGTGTTAAACAATGTTCCAATGTTTAGAGGCACTTATTTGATAGAAAAGGTGTCTCACCATATAGAACCTGGTAATATGGTTACAAAATTTGTTGGCGTTAGAATGTCAAATGTTTGCACGAGAATTGCACGTGAGGATTCTATAAGAGAAAGAAATAATCAAACAGGAAATGGTGAAGAAAATGGAAATTCTGATAGTGTATCAGTTAAAGAATTAACAGCAGGAGTTGCTAATAACTGTCCATATAAGGTATATCCGTTGGTAATTGATGATGGTAATGTTAAATTAAGTGGTTCAGAAAAGGATAGTGCCAAATCTTTAATGAGCAAGTTAATTTCATTTGGCTATTCTACATCAGCAGCAGCCGGAATAGTCGGTAATATGTGGGAAGAATCTCTTTTTAAAGCCAATAACTTAATTGTTGATAGTAATGGATATAAATCAGGCGGATTGTGTATGTGGAACGCTACAAATCTATGTGATTTGGTTAATGGAAACCCATATGGTACAGCTACAGACCCATCATGCTCGCGTTCAATTACATCATCAGATTTACCAAGCGCAGACAAACAATTAGAATTTCTGCATAATAGCATAATTAAATCATATGCAAAAATACCAAACTATAATAAAAAGCTAAATTATGAATATTGGAAGCAATTTCCAGGTAAGAATTTAAAAGATTTACTTAATAATGCAAGTAGCGCAGTAGAGGCTGCAAAGATATTTGCTGCTGTGTATGAAAGGTGTAAAAAATGCATGCAAGGTTTAGCTGAAAATGACTTGAGAATAGAGAAAGCAAAAGCTTATTTTAATGCATATAACAGTAATACTTCATCAACTGCACCTGTTGCAAGAAATGCAAAAGGTAAAGTTTCTGATTTGGCTACTGCATTTTTAAATTCTTTAAATAAAACTTCATCCTCTTCATCAAATAAAGTTAACATTGGTATAAAAACAGAAAAGAGTGATGGTGATACAATATGGCTAACAAATGGCAATAACAGTAGCAAATTTGGCTCTGTATTGGATATGATTTTATCAGCATATTCTGATAAAGTTGATACAATTAATTGGATATTACCAGGAGATGGTTCATCACAACACGTATTACCTGTTGCTTTTTTGGTTCATGTTAAAGAAGGTAGCACTTATAAGAATATCAAAGTGACATCTGAAAATAATCCAAGTCAAATGATTGGAAAAGTTGTTATACCGAAGGGAGAAAATAATAATGATGGAATACATGAAGATTTCTGTTATGCATTGGTAAAGGCATATGGTTCTCCAAGTCAACAGTTAAAAGGTGATACAAACAATCAATTGGATAATTATGAAGCGTTGTTTGAAAAATATAAGATTGAAGATTGTAGTAGCATTATGAAAGAACTTGGAATGGAAGATAACATTAATGGAGTTGGTGGAGTTTTACAAGAAAACATGAAAATTGGAAATTGGGACGCAGGAAAGGCTGCTAATTTCTTGATACAACATGGTTTAAGTGAATCTAAGCATATATGTGCTTTTGCTGTTCAACAAGCAGTGCTTGCTGGCGGTATAGAATGTCCTTCAGGAAATGGCTATAGAAAGGCTCTTAACATGGTTAATGAAGGAGGATGGAGATTTGAATTAACAGGTAAGACAGATTCAAATGAATTTAAAAACTACAAACCTGAAGTTGGTGATGTTATGGGTATGACTAAAGGAAGTGATTTCAATTATGTTGGACACGTTTGCATGTATTGCGGAGACGGAAATGGTTGGTATAGTGATTTTAAACAAAATAAACCTTATGTCTATGGTAACAGTGGTCCGGGTACTTTCTGGATAATAAAATATAATGGAAATGGAAAATCAACCAATCAAAAGCCATCAACTTGTTACAATGGTAAATGTTTAAGGAGTTAAATTTCTTTTTTTAAAAATATTTTTGTATATTTGTTTAAAAATTTATTGTAATATGCAAAAATTAGGCTATATTGTTACGGATAGAAAGATAAAAGATGTTAAGGATTTCGTTGGTGTTGTTGATGATATTTCATTGGCAGACCCAACGAAACCTGTTTTAATAGTTGGCATAGATTTGGCCAAGAAATATATTGAAAATTTCTCAATTTTGGATAAAAAAGTCAATGATAACTTATTTTGGACATTTAAAAAAACTGAAAAAAGGGTTGACTTTGAGAATGATATAAACTATTTTTATAATTATATAATAAATAATATATCTAGTAATATAAAATATTATTATATTAATATATTAAATTTAAAATATAGTAAAATAAAAAAATTATATAATATATTATTTTCCGGAGAAAGAAAATATATTTATATAAGTAACAATATGTTTTATATTTTGTACAATGATGCAATTTTGGGAATTTCAATATCAATTTTGGAATACATAAAAGTAGATATAAAGAAAATTTTTAAAAAATTATATTCAAACAAAAATAATATAATTTGTACCAATGCTTCAGATTGTGTGAAAAGTATAAAAACAGAAATTGGAAATAAGAAATATGTAATTCCATATTTCATGTCAATTATTTAATTAAAATGTCTGAAAAAAAAGGAGTAATAATTGGAACGTTTGTAGTAAAAAATAGAATTCTTTCGTTTTTAGAAACGCTTAAACAAAAATTTCACATCAATTTGGAAAGAGTTTTTGTTTATTCAATCGATTCTAATGAAAAAGAATATTTAACAACATTCAAGACGTATAATAAGGATAATTTTATCAAAAAAATACCAAATTCAACGATATTGCACGTTAAAAATGGATGCTTATTCTCAATTAATGCTTTAAACAGAATAATTGAGGAAAATTATAATTTTACTGAAGAAAAACCGTATAATGAAGTTGAAATTAATTGGAGTTTATACAAAGATAAACTTATTTTAATTACAAACGGTAATTTAACTATAAATAATCTATCAAAAATAGAAGATAAATGCTCTTTTTTAATGTAAATAATATTTATATATAAATAAAATAGAATTATTATGGCATTTATAATTAAACATTCACAAAGCGTTAAACCACAGAAAAAGAACGCTATAAATAACGAAATTAAAACAGAAGTTATGGATAAGATTTCAATGGCAGAAGCAATTGTTAATAATGCTCCTGAAAAAGAGGTTAAGAGAATTAAGAAGGATAAGGGTTTAATCGAAAGAACTGAGAGTTCAAAGACAATTCTAACTGAAGATAATAAACAGCTTTTAGTAGACTAATATAGAACAATGGCAAACTATAAATACTTAAAAGAAAATAACCTTTTCGAAGCTCACTTGCGTTTTGTCAGGGCTTTGGGAGAATCTTATGGCTTCCCAATTGAGGAAGAAGGAGAAGAAGACCCAAATCAGCAACAAAACCAACAAGGTATGGGTGGAGCACCGGGACAAGACCCAATGGGTGGAATGCCTCCTGGTGGAGACCCTATGGGCGGAGGAATGCCACCCGCACCTGACGCACAAGGTGGAGCCCCTGGAGGAGACCCAATGGCAGGTGGAGCACTTGATAGTGGAATGCCTGGCCCAAATGCTGACCCAATGGCAGGAGGCGCCGACCCTATGGGAGGAATGCCGGTAGGCCCTGATGACATGGGAGGTTTAGATGAAGGAGAGCCTGAAGAGGACGAAGAGGTAATTGATGTTGATGACCTTACAGATGCTCAAGAAAAAGTAAATGATAAGGTTAATTCAGTTGGAAGAGATTTGGGAAAGGTCGATTCAAGAATTGAAAAGCTTATTGGGGCAATTGAATCTTTGGAAGGAATGTTTGATAAAAACAATCAGGAAATCGCAGATTTGAAAGCTGAATTTGAAAAAAGAAACCCAACTCAAACTGAGAAATTAAACCTTCGTTCATTAGATTCTTACCCATTTAAGATTAAACCAACTGATTATTGGGCAGATAAGGAAAAGGATAGTAATTATTCAGCATATGCTGATAATCAAGAACCAACAACACAGGAATATGTTATAACAAACGATGATGTTGATGATTTCAGTGAGAGAGAAATTGCTGATACATTTAGCGTTCCAGACGATTTGGACCAAAATTTGAAAAAGATATTTGGCCTATAAAAAAGATATAAAAAGAGTAATCAAGGTGGTTACTCTTTTTTGTTTTTCCTGATATTTATATAAGAAAATATTTTTGTTTTTTAAAAAATTTTTGTATATTTGTAATAGTGAATTTAAGCATCTTATGATGCATTTTTAATAATTTAATAATATGGCAGAAAAAATTTTAACCGCAAACATCGATGCAGATGCAGTAGCAGAACAGTATGCAAGAGAGCATGCAGCAACTACAACAACTAAAAAGAAAACAGAATTCAATGAAAAGAATTATCTTCAGGCAAGATTAAGACCTGGAGAGAAATCAAAAACACTTACAATTAGATTATTACCGTTTTCCCCAGAAGGTGGTAGTCCATTCAAAAAAGTTTCTATTCACACAGTTAAAGTCAACAAGGAATTAAGTCCCGGAGGTTGGCGTACTTTTGTATGCCCAATACACAACAAAATGGGTGATAAATGTCCATTCTGTGAAGTTTCCGCTGAAGCAAAGAAATTAAGAAATGAAATAACAAATGAGGTTGAAAAGAAAAAGTATGGTGATATTGAATTCATGAATCGAGCAAAGGCAGCGTGGATTGTACGTTGTATTGAACGCGAACATGAGGAAGATGGTCCAAAGTTTTGGCTTTTCAATGATTCAGCAAAGAAAGATGGAGTTTATGATAAAATTCTTAATATCTACTTTGAAAGGAAAAAGGCAGCAGAAAGAAAGGGCAAGGAAAGCAATATCTTTGATGTAAACGATGGAAAGGACTTAATCATTACGTTAACAAGAGACCAAAATGGAAAGACTGTTACAAAGGTTGTTGACGATGAGGAAAAAACACCATTAACAGATTCTTATGAACAAGGAATGGCTTGGATTAATGACCCAAAACAATGGAATGAGGTTTATACTGTTAAACCATATGAGTATATGGAAATTGTCATAAAGGGTGGAATTCCTGTTTTTGATAAGAATAAAAACAAGTATGTTGATAGTGCTGAGAAAGCAGAGGAAGATAAAAAAGCTGAAGAGGAAGAATTAAAAGAAAATCTAACTGAACATAAGAAAGACTTTTCAGATTTTCCAAAACAAGAACCAACTGAAGAAAACTTTGGTGGTGTAATAATGGATGGTGATGATTTACCATTTTAAGTAAAAAATTAATAAATGTCGAAGATTTATTATTATCACGGTGTTATGAGTTCATCGAAGTCGTTAAGGCTGTTAGCAGCGGCTCATGATTTCGATGAAAAGAACATACCAATATTGGTTTTTAAACCATCAGCAGATACAAGGGATGGAAAAAACGTTATTAAATCAAGAGCAGGGCTTGAAAGGGAATGCATTTCAATTGAACCAAATATCAATATATTTGATGTTATCAATGAATATGTTAAGGAACGTGAAGAGGAAAATCTTGATAAACATCTTAAATGGATTTTTATTGATGAATGCCAATTCCTAACCGAAGAACAAGTTGACCAATTGACTGATATTGTTGATTTTCTTGATATAAATGTTATTTGTTATGGTTTAAGAACTGATTTCAAATCAAAATTATTTCCGGCTTCAAAAAGATTATTTGAAATTGCTGATGAGATACATGAGGTTAAATCATCGTGTGATTGTGGCGAAAAAGCTTCTATAAACGCTAGGTTTAGTAAAGATGGTAAAATTATAACCGAAGGCAGTCAAATACTTGTAGGAGGCGATGACTTGTATCATGCGATATGTAGAAAATGTTGGAAGAAATTAATAAGAGAAAAATAAAAATAGTTATGAAACAAGCGATAAAAAAGAAGGTTTTTACAAAACCAAACATTGATGAACTGAAAAAAAGTTGGGGGTTTGATGTTGAAGAAACAAAAGAACCAATAAAAATGAGTGAACTTAAAATGTCAAGTGCAGAAAAAGAAACTGAATTTATTGTTTTACCAAAAGCATTTGAAGACGCACTTAAATTACCAGGAATTCCAAAGGGATATTTAACAATTGCAACAGGTTGGTCAAACACTGGAAAGTCAACAATTAAGAACTGTCTCATTGCAGCTTGCCAAAGGGAAGGAATTCTTCCAATTATTTATGAAACAGAAGGTAATTTTGACTGGAAATATGCAATTGATTGTGGTGTTCAAGCCGAACCAGTCTATGGAGATATTGTTGATGATGAAACTGGAGAAGTAAAGAATGGAATTAGAAACTATAAAGGATTCTTCGTTTTCCTTGATAATAAAGGCTTAGCTAAGAAACATGGAAAAATGGACTATTCAGCAGGGAAGGAAACGTCAAAGGAAAGAAAAGAAGCTGTTCTTGAAGATATTGCATATTCCATTAATGACTTCCTCGATAAGCAAGAAAATGGAGAATGTCCATTCCCGCTTTGTTTTATATGGGATAGTATAGGTTCTATACAGTCTTTTAAGTCATATACTAGTAAAAGCGGTAATAACCTTTTCGATGCAGGTGCAATATCACAAGCGTTTAATAACATCATTAATAATAGAATTCCATTATCAAGAAAAGTAAGTGAACCATATACTAATAC